AACATGACTTTATTGGAAATACCTTTTTGGGATTATGATCGAATAGAAGAAATACTTGATTGTTTTTTTGCAAAAAAGCCAATATTGTTTACAGAGCCGCCAGAAATTGTAGTTAAATATGAGCCAATTATAAAAAAAGAGTTGAATAGACTTAAAAATTATAATCCCCAGAATTAATTAGAATTGCTCTATATAATTATTATGAGCAATACAGAAGATTATATGAAAGACCTAAACAACTGGGCAGACATGTATGAAAAAGCGTGTTCCGATGGCATATTTGGCGATGCACCTAAACCCTACACTCCTTCATCTCAAACTGGGCAAGATGATTTTTTTGGAATGGTTGATTCACATCCATCACCAGAAATCGACAATGTTGATGCGTCTTATTGGGACGCTATTTATAATGATGGACAATTGGCAGATCCTAGTGTTGGGGCACCAGAAGAGTTGCTTCAAGAATCTGTGAGCCCAGAAAAGTTCGAGAAATTAAAAGACCACCCAGCATCTAAGAAAGCCCTTAGCCCTAATCCAGTTGACCCAGAGACAGTTGGTAAAGACCAGCGTAGAAAGGTTACGCCTAATTGGACAGAGGGAGAAGAGTTGGAGGAATTGGACAGCCTAAAAAGAAGCTTGTACGACCTAGAATGCAAACTTAGCGGTAAAGAAGGATTGTTGGAAAATAATGAAAAGATCGTAAAAAAGCTTGATTCTCTCAAAATCAAGATTGATGAGTTGAGTCAAGAGCTAATTCCAACAGGTTGGAAAGATACAGAATCTTAAAAAATACAAGAATTTAAGCCCGTCGATGCCTAGCATCTGGCGGGCTTTTTTCGTATACTCTTGGACTGGTTACTTAATTCGATTTACAGGAGATTTAACATGTCCAATGTTTGGAAAGCCCCAGGACCTATTTTTGACCTTACTACAGAAGTCAAAGAGAGGCATCACATGCCCCGATTGAGGGATGCAAAAATAACCGTCGCCATGCACGACAGCAAACCATTCAAGAATAATCGTCTGAATTGGGGGAAAACGTCAAAGTTTTCCCAGTTTAACAAAATATGGCAGGGAGACGTTTTAGACTTCTGTATAGTGCTTTGTGCCGATGTTTGGCACTCTGTTTTGGACGAAAATCAAAGAGAAGCATTAATTGATTTACATTTGACCAGATGTGAAGTAGAATATGTTCCAGAGCTTAATGAGGACGAGAAGCCAGTTAAGGACGAATTTGGAAGGACTTCATATACTGACGAGATAAAATTGGACGACGAAGGCAAAAAAAAATGGCAGGTCGTTCCATTGGACTTAATTGTTTTTTCTTCCAATGTGCGTAGATATGGTCTGTGGATTGAGGAAATAGACAATTTTGGACATGCACTAAAGCGTGCTGAGGAGGAGTGAGATGGGAATCTTGAAACGACAGTATGAAAGATTTAAGAGCGATCCTATTTTGGTGATTCTGATACTGTTAGTATTGGCATTTGCCGTTGCTATTCCTCAGATGAGGAAAAGTCCTAAAGTGGAAATTCCTATAGTTGTATTTGACGAAGGTTTGAAACCTGGACAGATTTACGATGTCAAAAGAATAACTGTAATTGAAGGTCATACGTTGGATATTATTCTGTCTGACGACAGAAGAATATTTTCCAAGCTGGACATTGTTTCGCCGCCCGAAGCGGCACAAAAAGTCAAGAATTATTTCAACACATGCGTAAACCCTCAAGTTAAGTTGATTGCCAAAAAAGACGATCATATATGGATGGTTGACGTAGTTTCTGAGAGAGATGGAGAAAGACAATGGCTGTCCCAGTTCTTAAAAGATCAAGGGCTAATATATCAGCGATGATAGAAGAAGAAGAAAATATTCCAATAAATGGAACCGTAGTTCGCAAAGCTTCTAAAAAGAAGGCGTCAGAAGTTTCTGATGATTCTTATAGCATAGTTGAGCAAGAGAGAATGAAAAGTGTCATTCGACACATCTCTCATGTTCAACAGTCTTGCTCGCTATTGGGCGAGAGGCTTATTTTGCAGGGAGAAGTTGGTATGGGGCGAAAGCTTATTGCCAATGGATTCATCCATGATAATTCTAAATTTTATGGAATTGAATGGAAGCATTTGCATGATGATGTAAAGGTGGAATCGCCAGAGTTATTCGCGTCCGCTTTACAGCAGCATGTTCTTACGAATCGACATCATCCTGAATATTGGGATGGGATAGAGAATATGCCACGACTGTTTCTTGCAGAGATGATCTGTGATTGGCATGCACGCAGTAGTGAGTTTGGCACAGATCTAAGAGGCTTCATAAAGGAAGTCGCAACTAAGAAGTTTAAGTTCACCTTGCAAGGTAAGGTATACAAAGATTTGAAGTATTTTGTGGACAGTCTTTTGGACCAACCGTTTCAAAAATCAACAAAAAAGTGATTTTATGAAAAACAAAAAACTACTTAAGAAGCAAATCGTTCCACATTGTCCCGTATGTGATAAGGTTGTGCATGTTGAAACAACTAAGTCCATGCCGTTTTGTGGAGAGCGTTGTCGTACCATTGATCTAGGTCGATGGCTAACTGAAGATTATGGGGTTCCATTCGAAGGCGAAGAAGATTGCGAACTTTTCGAACAAGAAAGTTAAACAATGTCAATAGTACAAAAGATTAGGGATCAGTTCCTACAAGCAAGGAAGAGTAAGAACCAGATAGAGAAGTCAATACTGTCTGTGGTGTTGGGCGAAGTAGAGAATCTAACGCCCGCTACGGCTAAATCGGCAAAACCTGTTACCGATGATCAAGTCTGTGGTATCATCAAAAAGACCATTAAAAACAATCGAATAACGATTGAGTCCCTTCAGTCAGACGATAGCCGTTTAGCGTGTTTACAAAAAGAGAATGAAGTCTTGGAGTCGTTTCTTCCACAATATCTTGATGAGTCGCAAGTTGAATCTGCGTTAGTGGAAATCAGACAAAATATTCTCGATGCCTCAGGAGACGGTCCCGCCACAGGACAAGCCATGAAATGCTTGCGAGAGCAAGGACATGCAGTTGAGGGACAAGTAGTGTCTTCTGTTGTTTCTAAGATACGAAAGGAATTGAACTGAAAATAGATGATTATCAAATTGACCGATGGTAGCGACATTGATGTGGATGACGTGAGTTTGTATTACCCAGATTCCGATCCTCTTGAAGTTCATTTGTCAAATGGTAATTCTATGTTTTTATCTGGCGAAGATCGCTTGAGAGTTAGGTGCGTCTTGAAAGAGCATACGACGGATGGAAAAGACATTACGCCCGATGATATTGCTCACATTGATCACCCTGGAATGAGTTTTTCTGAAATGTTGCGATTTTTTAGAGGTGTGTGAACATTTTTTGTCAGATTTCATCATCTCAAGCAACATACGCTAGGTGAGCAAGAAACGCCACAATCATTTTTTGTGGCGTTTTTTAATGAAGAGAAAAAATTTTAGAGATTGTGTTTACAATTACCCTGATTCAAAGTATAATAGGGTATAAGATGGCGACAAAAAATTTTTTAGAGATTGCCATTAACAATTAACCTGATTCAAAGTACAATGGTACTGAAAGGAAGCTGAAATGAATGCTGACGAAAAGAAGAAAGAATTGTTGAAATTGGCAAAAAAGGGAGGAAAAAGACCTAGTAAAAAGTCTCATCCTTTGGGACAGGCTTTAAGCAGTTACATATGCAAGTCCAGTGGTTGTTGTGACGAATCCTTCGTTAAGGAAATCAAAAAATTAGCCCCACATTGGTTTGTGACTTCAATATCTAACGCCAATCAAAAGAAAAAAGAGTTGTTGAAATTGGCTAGAAAGGGAGGGGAAAGACCAAAAAGAAAGGATGCTTTGGGATCTGTTTTCTCCTCTTATGTAAATAATTCGCAAACTTCTTATGATGCATCATTCGCCAAAGAGATTAAAAAAATCGCCCCACATTGGTTTGTGAATCAATCAGACATTGCCAACCAAAAGAAAGAAGAGTTGCTGAAGTTGGCTAGGAAGGGAGGAAAAAGGCCAAATAGAGCGACTCACCCGCTAGGGCATGCTTTTGTTTCTTACATGAATTCGTCAAGTGATGCTTACGACGAATCTTTCACTAAAGAAATTAAAGAATTAGCTCCACATTGGTTTAGGCGCAAATATGATCCCGATGCAAAAAAGAAGGAATTGTTAGACTTGGCTAAAAAAGGTGGAAAGCGACCAATGAAGTTGGAGTCTCCCGCCTCAAGAGACAATTATTCTATTATAGGGCATTACACATGCAGTAAAGACCCTTCTTACGACGCATCCTTTACTGAAGAGATTAAAAAATTAGCGCCACATTGGTTCGAAAATCGTCAATCAGACATTGCCAATAAAAAGAAAGAAGAGTTGCTTGAGTTGGCTAAGAATGGAGGAGAAAGACCAAAGCAGAAAAAAAATACTTTGGGTCAGTCTCTTTCTCGCTACACAAGAAATAATAACAGGAGTTATGACGCAACATTCGCAAAAGTAATTAAAAAATTAGCCCCACATTGGTTTGTGACTAGCACCAATTCTTCTAAGGAAAATAAAGAAGAGTTGTTGAAGATGGCTAGAAAGGGATCAGCAAAACCTAAGTGGGGGACTAAGTTGGGGAATGCGTTGGTTAATTATTGCGGCAAATCCAATTCCTACGACCCAGTTTTCGAAAAAGAAATTAAAAAAATCGCACCACATTGGTTCAAGAAAGGATAGTCTAATGGCACAGCCAAAATATCACAAAATCAAAGAGAAGATAAAGGCAAGAGAGCAGGTTGTGAAGTTTTATAGAGATACAGCAGAAAGAAAGTCCATACCAGAAGATCGAGGTTATTGGACGCTTTGCAACGAGCAGCCAGATGAAGAAGGGTCTGAAATAAACCAAATGGCTGAATGCGGGTTGATTGAAAAATCTCAATTCTTTGGCGTTGATTTCGATAAAAGAATTATAAAAGCAAATCGCAAGCACCACCCAGAAGCCAATTGGCTTGCAGGAGATTGGCTGGAGTGTATCGAGGACAGTTATGATAATGGAACATTTAATCCCGCGCTTGTTTACCTGGATTGTACTTGCACTATCTTAAATAGTCTGAAGATTCTTGGCGATACAATGAATATGTGTCCCGAGGGAACATTAGTCGCAGCAAATTTTATGTTGTCAAATGGTCGCTCTAAAGAAGTCATCGACCCAGATGATTTGGTGGAAGTAATTAATGTCTCTGGAGTTTTTTGGGACGATTGGGGTTTACAGAGAAGCTATTATCCATATACAGCCAGTCGCACGCCGATGGCAACTTACTTTTTTGAAAGAATTTGAAATGATTAAACCAGTTAATGTTAAATATGAGCCACAACGCAAGCTAATTAAAAAGAATTGGAAGCCAATTGATGATGCGAAGCCAAGAGTTCTTGGTTATGACGGAAGAGAACATCAGAAAAAGTGTTTTAAGAAGTTTGCTGGCGAAAGGTTGACAATTTTCATTTCTCCAACTGGAAGTGGAAAGAGTTTGGTTCAAGTGTTTAATGCAGGCAGAGAGATTCTTGAGTCTGATTATAGACAGAAACAAGTGTTTATTGTTCCGCAATTAAATATTGGGAATGGGTTTTCTGGATTTAAGCACGGAAAGCTAAGAGTTGGAAGGAATGTATACGGCTGGCACATCACAGAGGATTGCTGCAAGAACAACAACGATTCAGTGAAGAGAATTAGAGCATTTTTGTTGGGAGGACAAAAGAAGCATAAGCGATTTAAGAACAAAGATGTGTTGGGTGGATGCACTGCCGTAGTAAGCTATCCTGCATTGATACGGGCTTTTAAGGGAATGAGCAAAAAGGATAAATTGAAAGCAATTAAAAATGTATCTTTTCGTATTGATGAAGTTCATCATATATCTGGGGTAGACGAAGTTGGAAATTATGCGAACGAATTGGGTAAATTCACAAAATTTGTATTGGACAACAAAGGTAGTCTGCATTTGACAACAGCGACATTTTTTCGTGGGGACAAAGGAGAGATTATATCTCAGAAGTATCTTAAAGATTTTTGTGTTTTTCGTGTTCCGTTTTTAGACCATTGGAAAACATTGGGGTTAAAATCTCTTAACTTTAATTACAATTGTTACAAAAACAGTACGGAATTGATGCACCAAATTATTGAGGAAATTAAGAAAGAGCCAAACGAATCACCGTTGGTAATCGTCCCAGCAGATAACGCTAAGTTCTTTAGGGGAATTTCAAAGGCCAGATGGGTGAAGAGGTTAGTTGTAAGGATGGAGGAAATATACGGAAAGGGCAAGGTTCTTGATTTAGTCAATGCGGACAGTCAGAAGATCGACAAGCATCGTCTGACTACAGAGAAGCAGGACTTCTCGGCTATTGTGACCTGTCAGATAGGAAAAGAAGGAACTGACTGGCCAGCATGTTCTCGCATCCATAATACGCTTTTGGACGGAAATATTTTACAGTTGATCCAGAAGCTAGGACGAGCATTGAGGCCATATAAGGGGAAAACAGATGTTGTAATGACAAATTACATTAAAGAAATGAAAAGTTGGGGAGATTCGGAAGTCAGAGATAGTTTGTCAGACTTATTCAATACTGTTATGGCATCGTCAATGTTAGATGATATGTTCTATCCTCTTTTGATGCCAACCCTTCCGCAAGACAAGGAAGGCAATAAACAAAGGTCTAAGAACGTTGATTTGGAAGAAGTGTATGGAGAGCATAGGGGTGCTTTAATTGATGATATGATGAGACGTGTTTTTGTAGAAGATGATATTGACGCAGAAAAAATTGATGAAATTATCGAAGAATTAATCGTAGAATATTCCGATCTCATGTTAGAAAACGTGGATCATGATGTTCTTAAAGATAGATTAAGAAAGGAATTGTTGCGTAGACAAAATCCTAATGACGCCGATTTAAGAGGATTGGATGGAATCACGTTGGATTTCATTCGCAAGGAAGGTGGATGGGATAAGGTTGTCAAAAAGTACATCGCCAATAATTCGCCATTCCATGGAAAGGTTGGTACAAAAGATCTTAAGGAGTTGAAGAAGTTTTTGAACGCTTTTTGTGTGGAAGAGTGGGCGGAAAATTTTAACAGAATCAATAAGATTGGCTTAGAAAATTTGGACAAAGATTCAGCCGATTATCGTTGGTGGCGATTGCAATGCATAAACCGTCCGCATTGGGAGGGTGAGACAAATGCTTAAAAGCGATATGAAGAAATGCTTAAAGATGATGGAAGGAGTCCCTGGATGGGAGTCCATATTCATAAAGCCACTTCATGAGTCTGCCGACAAGAAGAAGAAAGAGTTGTTGAAGTTGGCTAGGAAGGGAGGAAAAAGGCCAAATCAGAAAACTCATCCTTTGGGATCTGCTCTTTGTAATTACGCGAGCAAGTCAAGTGATTGTTATGATGAAGACTTCACTAAAGAAATTAAAAAATTAGCACCAAATTGGTTTGAAAAAACTGCCGACAACAATAAGAAAGAGTTATTGAAGTTGGCTAAAAAGAAAAAGGCAAAGAAGCCTCATCACAAGACTCTTTTGTGGGCTTATCTTATCGAGTACACAAACATAAAAAAAGGAAAAAAAGGCTCTTACGACGCAGACTTTACTAAAGAGATTAAAAAATTCGCCCCACATTGGCTTTTAACTAAATCAGATGGTGTTATTAAAAAGAAAGAAGAGTTATTGAAGTTGGCTAGGAAGGGAGGAAAAAGGCCAAGTGAAAAAGTCCATCCTTTAGGAAAGGCTCTTACTCATTATACAAGTGAGTCAAGTGGAAATTATGACGCATCTTTTGCTAAAAAAATCAAAAAATTAGCTCCACATTGGTTTGTAGCTAAATCTGATATTGCTAATCAAAAGAAGAAAAAGTTGTTGGGATTGGCTAAAAAAGGTGGAAAAAGACCAAATGGAAGAACTCATCCTTTGGGGTCTGCTCTTTCCACTTATACGAGAAAGTCGCATAAGTCTTATGATGCATCCTTCACTAAAGAAATTAAAAAATTAGCTCCATATTGGTTTGTGACTCCATCAGACATTGCCAATCAAAAGAAAAAGGAGTTGTTGAAGTTAGCTAGAAAAGGTGGAGACAGACCAAAAAAAACTCACCATTTGGGATCTGTTCTTTCCAATTACACAAGCAATTGCACACGATACAATTCTTACGACCCCGCCTTCACAAAGCAAATCAAAAAATTAGCCCCACATTGGTTTAAGAAATGAAGATTCCCAAAAGCGACCTTAAAAAAATGATCAAGATGATGGAAGGAGTCCCTGGATGGGAATCCATCTATGTTAAGTCAAAGCATGCGTCTTCAGACAGGAATAAAAAAGAGTTGCTGAAGTTGGCAAAAAAGGGAGGCGAAAGACCTAGTTCCAAAACTCATCCTTTGGGGCGTTTCGTTTTTAGCTACGCCAATAAGTTAAGTAATTGTTACGACGCAGATTTCGCCAAAGAGATTAAAAAATTAGTGCCACATTGGTTTGTGACTCGATCTAATCAAAAGAAAGAACAGTTGTTTGAGTTAGCTAGGAAAGGAGAAAAGAAGCCTCATTGCAAAACTCCTTTAGGAAGATATTTTTTTAGTTACACCAACAAGTTAAGCGGTTCTTATAACGAAGTATTCACGGAAGAAATTAAAAAATTAGTACCACATTGGTTTGTTGGATATGTTGTAAGGCAAAAGAAAGAAGAGTTATTGAAATTGGCTAAAACTGGAGGAAAAAGACCAACTCAAAAAACAAATTCTTCTTTATGCAGTTACGCAAATGAGTCAAGTAAATGCTATGACGCAACCTTTGCTAAAAAAATTAAAAAAATCGCCCCACATTGGTTTGAAAAAACTTCCAAAAAAAAGAAAGAAGAGTTATTGAAGTTGGCTAAAAAGGGAGGAGAGAAGCCTTGTTGGAGGGATCATCCTTTGGGGAAGGATTTTTACAACTACACAAGCAGGACATCATCCTTTACCAAACAAATCAAAAAATTAGCTCCACATTGGTTCAAGAAATGAAGATTCCCAAAAGCGACCTTAAAAAAATGCTCAAGATGATGGATGAAGTCCCTGGATGGGAATCCATATACATTGAGTCAAAGCATGCGTCTTCGGATAAGAATAAGAAAGAATTGCTGACATTGGCTAGGAAGGGAGGGGAAAGACCAAATCAAAAGATGAGTTCTTTAGGAATTGCACTTTGTAGTTATACAAATAAGTCGCATAAGTCTTACAGCGAAGCCTTCACTAAAGAAATTAAAAAATTAGCACCACATTGGTTTGAAAACACTGCGGACAAAAAGAAAGAAGAGTTGCTTGAGTTGGCTAGGAAGGGAGGAGAAAGACCAACTCAAAGAAATCATCCTTTGGGAGTTGCTCTTTCTCATTACACAATAAAGTTAGATAAGTCGTATGATGAGGTTTTCGCTAAAAAGATTAAAAAAGTCGCCCCATACTGGTTTATAAGTCGATCAGACATTGCCAATCAAAAGAAAAAAGAATTGTTGAAGTTGGCTAAAAGTTCTAAAAAAGCAGAGAAAAGACCAAACTTAAAAACTGCTCTGGGATCTTCTTTTTCTCATTACACAAGAAAGTCAAGTGGTTCTTATGACGCATTCTTCACCAAAAGAATTAAAAAAATCGCTCCGCATTGGTTTGAAAATTCTGCCGACGAGAATAAAAAAGAGTTATTGAAGTTGGCTAGGAATGGAAAAAGACCCATAGCGACAACTTCTTTGGGGTCTGCTCTTTGCAAATATACATCAAAGTTAAGTGGTTATTGTGACGCGATCTTCACCAAAGAAATTAAAAAAATCGCTCCGCATTGGTTTGAAAATTCTGCCGACGAGAATAAAAAAGAGTTATTGAAGTTGGCTGAAAAAGGAGGAGAGCGACCAAATCAAAAAACTAATCCTTGCTCGAAGTACCTTTCTGCTTATACAAGCAAATCAAATCCTTGTTGCGACCCAACCTTCACAAAGCAAATCAAAAAATTAGCCCCACATTGGTTCAAGAAATGAAGATTCCTAAAAGCGACCTTAAAAAAATGCTCAAGATGATGGAAGGAATGCCTGGATGGGAATCTATTTATCCAAAGTCAATGCATGAGTCTTCTGATAAAAAGAAAAAAGATTTGTTGAAGTTGGCTAGGAAGGGAGGGAAAAGGACACATTATAAAACTGCTTTCTGCCCTTAGTGATTATGTGTGTAGGGTCAGTGATTGTTACGACGCATCTTTCGCTAAAGAGATTAAAAAAATCGCCCCACATTGGTTTGTGACTCAATCAGATCTTGCCAACAAAAAGAAGGAGGCGTTATTGAAGTTGGCTAGAAAAGGAGGAAAAAAACCTGCCCCAAAAACAGTTTTGTATAGCCCTCTCAATAATTACATAAGAAAATCAAACGCATGTTACGACGCATCTTTCGCTAAAGATATTAAAAAATTAGCTCCACATTGGTTTGAAAACTCCGCAGACAAAAAGAAAAAAGAGTTATTGAAGTTGGCTAGAAAAGGAAAAGAAAGACCAAAACACAAAACTTCTTTGGGACTTTCTTTTTTCAATTATATAAAAGAGACAAATGATTGCTACGACGAATCCTTCACCAAAAAGATTAAAATAATCTCCCCACATTGGTTTGCAACTCCATCAGATGTTGCCAACAAAAAGAAGGAGGCGTTATTGAAGTTGGCTAAAAAAGGAGGAAAAAGACCGCATCAAAAAACTAATCCTTTGGGATCTGCTATTTGCACCTATACAAGTATCAAATCAATTTCTTATGATCCAACCTTCACCAAACAAATTAAAGAATTAGCACCACATTGGTTTATGGGAAGATCAGGTTTAGCTAATCAAAAGAAAAAAGATTTATTGAAGTTGGCAAAAAGTGGAGAAAAGCCACATTGGAAGTCCTTTTTGGGAAGACCCATGCATTCTTATATGAGTAAGTCGCACGGCTGCTACGACCCAGCCTTCACTAAAAAAATTAAAAAAATCGCCCCACATTGGTTCAAAACATAGTTTTGGGGCGTTTTAATTTTACCTCATCAGCACATCTAAACAAAATAATACCTAAACAAGCCCTACTTACTACCTTAACCTGTGGAGAAAAAATTTTTAATTCGGTGTAGAGACTGTCGTTGGAGCAAGCTTTCAACGGGGATAAAGAGCGATCTTGAAGGCATGATAGAGATTCGAGATTGTTCCAACTGTGGCAAGGCCAGGAAGTTCAGGTGTCCCAAATGCGGTAGATATGCCTACATGAGCAGGTTGAATAGTCGAAGATGATAAGAAAGCACCTTAAGTCTAGCGCGGTATCTTCTAAGAAGCATGAGCGAGAGCCATTGGTTGATGATTTAGGTTTTACTGTTCACAGTTTCAATAACAGGACCAGACCAACCGACAAGCGTAGGATTTTAATTATCAGTTGTTTTTCTGAGTTTGGTTGCGAGACAATTGGTACGATGTATTGTATTCCTCGCATTCTTCAGATGTATCCAAATTTCTACACGATAGTAGTAGGTTGGCATGGTCGAGAATATTTGTACCGTCATTTGGTTGACGAATATTGGGAGATAGCTGAGGAGCATCAGTGGTTACGAGATTATTGTCGTGCCTTCCACCATGTATCTAAGAATTTAAAGAAGTGTGAAGAGTCTTTGAAGGATTATGGTCAGGTTTTAGACTCTGGATTTGTTGGCATGGTTGCAGTTGGAAACATATGCAATGGATGCAAGAACTTTTGGGGCGAAAACGAACGAGCAGTTTCTTGTCCTAAGTGTCAGAGTACGCAAGTTGTTCAATCTATTTTGAGCAATGTTCAATTTTATAAGCCTCAGGCTATAAAAATTCCTAAGCCATCCAAGAGTCTTATGGATGAGGCATCTAAATACTTGGGAGAACGTCCCGTTGGCATTTTTGCTCGTGGTCGCAAGACTTATGGCAGGAATTTAGAGCCGGAGTTTTATGTGGATCTCATAAAGACTCTTGAGGACAAAGGGTACACTCCTATTTGGCTTGGCGAGAAGCAGAACACGTTAGAGTGTCCAGTCGATCATATCGTTGATATGAGCCGTAATCCCGTCAGCAGGGACTTGGAGTTAACATTGGCAATAGTTGCCCAACTTGAGTTTACAGTCCAATTCTGGACAGCCTCGACACGCTTAGCGGCAATGATGGAGACTCCCTATCTTTTGTTTGAAAGTCCAGAGCAGATATTTGGACCTAAGGGGCAGGAGGGCATAAGAATTAATTTGGTGACAACAGGTAATAAGAAGATTTGCATTTCTCATTTTCTTAGTGTTTATGACGATCCTGATGCAGGGATAGCCTTGGTCAAATCGTGTGTAGAAGAAATGGAAGATGACAATTGGGAAGATGTAATTGGCATGGTAGACAGTAAAGAAACTATAACTGCTTTACGAGATGCCAATCTAAAGAGAATAGGAGCGATTCCAGATGAATAAAGTTTCAGAAACGTTAAAAAAATGTGCGGCGGATACAGGTTTTGTTAGAGAGGTCTTTGATGATACTAAGGCTCCAGTGAATGCGGAGGACGTAATAGTAATTCCATTCTTTGGCGACATTCGTTCAACATTTATTTTTTCAACATTATTGTGTAAGCGAATGAAGGAATTGAATAGTTCCAAATATGTTGTTGTAGCCACATGGCCAGGACATAAGGGACTGTATCCATATGCTGACGAATGTTGGTCGCTTGCTAACATGGATAAGGTTGAGGAGTTGTACAATTCTTCTGATGGGTTTGAGAATTCTGATAGAGCGGTATACCTCATGTATCGGGTTTTGAACAGATACTTTACAGTTGTTGGTCATGAGGATATTGAGAAGTATTACCATAATGGTTTGACAACAGCATTTTGGAAAGATTTTAAATTTGTTGAGAGATCATTCCCAAGTGTCCCATCAGTGACTATTTTGGGCGAAAAATTTAATTCTGAGCTTCAAAAGCGACCTGGATTCAAGGTTTTTATATGTCCGTCCAAATGGATAACGTACTGGAATCAGGGGAAATTAGTAAAAGCTCGTTGTCCTAAGGATTTTTGGGTAGGATTAGTTTCCCATCTTTTGGAGAATGAATTTGTTCCAATAATACATTTTGGACCTCTTGTTCATGACATATCTGATGTATTTGTTGAGAAATGCGTTTATTTGAACGAGCCAGACATTACTAAGGTTATGGGTGCAATGCGAGCAATTGGGTGTACTTTGGATGTATTTTCTGACTTTTCTCGTATATCTATGATGGCTAGATGTCCTTATGTAAGTGTAACAGAGAGAGGAAAGCATGCTAGTGCTAAGGATTTCGAGTTGGATGGTCTGTGTGGTAAAGGTCTTCCAAAAGAGCATATTTTTTACTTTCCTACTATTATAGATAATAAGCAGTCTGCACATAGCGTTTATGAAATTGCAGCAACAAGATTAAAAAACTTTATACCTAATATTGATTTTGGAGCCTTGCCTCCTGCATCCGAATCTAGCATCGAAGTATCTTACGACGAAGTTAAGCGGGTGAAGAGGAAAAAGCGAGGAGCAAGATTTATAAGAATTCCTATAGAAAGGGAACTTGATGGCTAACGTAACACGAGTTAGAGTCGTTCAAAAATATCAACTGTCAGATAGAGCATCCAAAGAAGAGAAAGAAAGAGCCTTTAAGGGACTGTTTACTGCGTTCAAGAGACAAGTGACTGACGCTGGCATTTTGCACTTGTGCAAGAAGTATGAGCGATATGAGAAGCCTTCTGAAAAGCGTCATCGCAAGAAGAAGGAAAAGAACTTGGAGCGAATCAAGGCTCTCAGAGGCACAGATCCACGTAGTAAAAAGAAGAAATAAGGGAGGCTTTAATGGCTAATACGAAAATTGTATCTTTCTCTATCCGTCCAGAGCAACACGACTTGCTAAAGAAAGAGAAAACTGTTAAAAAGGCAAATAGTGTGTCTGAAGTCATTCGTGGCATCGTAGACGACCATTTGAGTGGTTCTAATGTTTCTTTGGAATCGGACTTGAAAGATCAGGTGGATGAGGTATCATTAAGTAAGGGCGTTTCATCTAACGAAGTTGTGAACGACTTATTGAAGCGATACCTTGCGCCCGATGAAAAAGGTAGAAGCGTTGTAAAAGGCGAATCTCTTCCCGTTGTATTGAAGATACCATCGGAACTTAAAGGAAATCGTAAAGAGCTTGCGGAATGGCTGCAAGCACGAGCGCAATTCATCTTGAACAAATTGGCCTAAAAATGCCCACAGAAAATGAGCGGAAGTTTGTTTTAAAGTTTTGTGAAGAAGAGATAAAAGCAATTGCTGATAAGAAGCTGGACATTCATCAAGGGTATCTTGACTCTGGATCGTCACGGATACGGCATACTGAGATTATGCTTGAAAAGTCTCATAAGTTTGTTTTTACATTCAAAAAAAGAGTTAATGGTCGCGTTGTTGAAATCGAAAGAAGTATTTCTCAACGCGACTTTCTTGATTTGTGGGACTCCACACATTCTAAACTTCGAAAGATAAGATATAACGTCAAATCTGAAGGATATGTTTGGGAAGTTGATTTTTTTAAAACTTTGAATGATAAAAAAACATACTTTGCCATGGCAGAAGTTGAGTTGCCAGAAGGCAAAGAGATGCCAGATTCAGTTCCTTCTTTCATTAAGGATAATCTCTTGTATCTGGTTGATGAAGGTGATGATAGATTCAGTAGCAAATCTCTTTCAGATCATTCTCATGCAGATGATATGCTTGAACTTATAAAGGTGTATAAAGATGGAGCTAGTTGATTGCCAAGACATTCCCAGGAAAGAAGATGTTGAAAAGCTCTTTAAAGAAGACGCTGATGTTGTAAGGATGTACAATAATTTCATAAAAATGAAAAAGCTGTGTGAAGAAACCAAAGGAGTGGGGCTTTCTGCTGTTCAAGTGGGGTTGCCACTTTCTATGTTTGTGGCTAAACTTGATGCTGGGTGGCGTAATTTTTTAAATTGTGAATACGAACGAGCGCCAGACGCCAAGGAAATTAAATCACTAGAGGGATGTTTGTCCTTGCCAGGAAGAGGGTTTCGTGTCTCAAGACATGATAGGATCGTGGTGAGAGGGCAAGATATGATTGTGGACGCAGACATTCTTGTTAGAGATATAGAGGAAGAATTGACTGGGTTTGATGCAATCGTTGTTCAGCACGAAATAGATCATCAAAATGGAATTTTGATTTCTGACATTGGAACCGAAGTAGATACTTAAAAAAGAGAGAACAATGGCTTTATCTAAAAAACAAACAGAAGATATTTGTCTTCAGACTTTAAGCAACCACAAAACTTGCAGGTACTTAGCTCAAGATGACCTGGACAGCAAGAAGTTCTATTGCTTGAAGAAGTCTGTTAAAAAGGCAATTGCTGATACAGAAGTAGGTGAATTCATGGGCAAAATGAAAAAGGCTGGACAAGATCCAAATGCTCAAGGGTTGCCTCTTGGAGACAATTGTACAGGCTATCCAATAATGGGCTATCTAGAACAAGGCTATGACGTTGACTAGCGGCAAATCCCACGTTTAGTCTGGCTTTTTAAAACAACGTTATATACGTCCTTCTCAATGTTGTCGTTAATTGCTTGGTAGAAGATGGCGTCTTCAAGATCTAAGTCATCTTGGTCTGCTATTGCATCTGCAAGCAATGACGATACCTTTTCGCTTTTCTGTGCGCGATTTCTATAATGGAAGGTCGTTAAAATTAAAATAACGCCCAATCCAAATACCATTATGAGCGCTCCATCTCCTTGCAATATTTGTACTCCACTATTCTCATTGTGTGACAGTTTTGCATTTAGGTTGACTAAGCCTTGTTGGAAATTGTCCAGGTTTTCAGAGATTACACTGGCTTCTTGTCTAAGCTTCCCAAGTTCAGTAACTATGCTGTTTTGGTTTTGCTTTAATTCTTCTATTTCCCCACCCTGGTTATCTATTTCGTTTTCTAATCGTGGGGATAAATTTCCACACCCAGAGAAGAATAATAAAGAAGCCAAAGCTGTTGCAATTACGTATTTCATTTTTTCCACCTTATCAAAATCCATCTATCTTATATTTATTATTTATGTTATATTTTTATATTCCAGTCTTAAGTCTTTAATTAAAGAGGATCATGAATTGTTTGATTCAAAAGAAAATAAACATGTTGAGATGACAGTATTGCAAGCAAAAAAGCTGGCAGCAGATTATTTGCAGGCATATTTTCATTCTAAAAAACTTCACTCAGGTGAACCAATTTCCAAAGAGATGATAAACCATCCATATACAATATCAAGGGTTTTGAATACAAAGTCTTCAGATGGGTTTGAAATGGCTCATAAGATGCTTGGAGAGCCTACCAAAGAAGAAAGAAGAAAGGTAGAGAAGACGAGTGGCGTTTATGGGAATACCGAGGTGATAATACAAATTCTTGAAGAATGTTCAAAAATGGGTATCCCAAAGTGCTTTGCAGCAGGCATTTTGCTTTTACATCTAGAACTTTGTGCAGGATTGAGCGTCAATTAACTTTAATAAGGCATGAGTGATTTAGACTTTATTTCAGGTAATTTTTTTGACGTTGATTTGCCTCGTGAGTGGAAGTATTTGGAAAAATACTTCCACTCAGACGTTCAAAGGGCGTTTTTATATTACTACTATACCTTTGACAACACTGAATTGATGGCAGACCATACTGGTCATCCTGTCAGTAAGCGTTGGTTGCGTAAGTTGAAGAGTAAATTAAGAAACATACGCAATGCACATAAAAAGGCTAAAAGTGAATTTGACATAGAAATGGTCGCTATTATTGAAAGCGGAAAATTTAGGGGATTTTATAAAACAGATGGCACATAGAAAATCTTGTGGGCAATGCGGCATTGAGTTTAACGGACAGAAGTTAAAGACTAAGTTTTGTTCTAAAGTCTGTGCTGGAAAGGCTAAGAGAACTTCATACAACAAGAAGTGCGAAGAGTGCGATAATGTATTTGAAACTAATCCATCGGCTAATGCTAAGTTTTGTTCCAAGGATTGCAATTACAAAAATGCTGGAAGAACTGGCAGGATAAATGTAGCTCGTATTGAGAAATGTTGCGAATTTTGCGAAAAAACATTTGGCATCACACCGGGAGCGGAACGTAAACGCATCAAACAATTTGGTGTTGGGGCAAAATTTTGCTCTGCCAAATGTATGGGAGCATATAAATCTGCTCAATTCGACCATCCAGACGTGAATAGGAAATGTGAGTTCTGTGGAAATGGATTTGTTGTCGAAAAGCCTTGCAAGAAAAATAGGTTTTGCACGAAAAAATGTTCGTGTGAAGCAATTAAAGAAGAAAATGAGAAAAAACGAAGCCGAATAGTTCCCTTGATGAAGGAGTATCGTCTCGCCAATACTGTCATAGAGACGGCGAAAAAGTTTGATATGTCTCCTTCTGGAATTCGGCAATGGGGAGTATTAGGACTAGAGGCGGAAAAGAGATTATCTTGCCCCAACCAACTTACTACGGAGCAAGAAGAGGTTTTAGTTGGCAACCTCTTGGGAGATGGCTATTTGAGATGCATAAAACCAAACACAAATCAGAACACCCATTTTGGAATTCAGCAAAAATTGGAGCGATCTGAGTATCTAAAAGGATTGTATGATATTTATTCCCATTTTTCAAGCGGATATGGAGAGGGAAAAGCCAAAAAGCCAAGCAGGGTTAATGGCAAGATTACACATGCAGCAGAGCATTGGAACGGAGAGTGGTCAGAATGGTGTCAATTGCGCACAGTTTCCCATCCAGTTTTTAATGATTATCGTGTCAAGTGGTACGAAGAACCATATGTTAAAAACAGTCTAAAAATAATCCCAGACGATATTCGTTTGACGTGGAGAACGGCGGCAATTTGGATGTGTGATGATGGATCTAATCATGTGAACGATGTTATCAAGGGGAGAAATTATGGTCCAAGATATTTGATGATACATACCGAATCATTTTCCGAAAATGAAGTTCAATTTCTGATCCAATGCCTGCAAAGGGATCTAGACATTAAAGGAACGCTGAACTACCATGATGGAAAGCCGACACTTCGTATTGGTGGCGATGACTGGTATAGATTTATTGAAAATATAAAACCCTATATTCCTTGGGAGTGTTTTCAATATAAATGTAAAAACCGTAAGAAAATCAATAGGAATAAGTCTGGGTTTGTGGGTGTAAGATTTCGTAGTGGGTCTTGGCACGCATACAAGTCATTTCGAGTAAGTGGAAAATACAAACAGTTCCATATTGGATCATTTGAGACTCCCGAAGCAGCCGTTGATGCTCGTAAACGATGGATTGATAAATTTTCTCAAAAAGGGAATAAGTAAAAAATATTGTTCACACTCAGTTAAATGAAAGTATTATTTAACACAAAGATGAAATAGGCTATGAGAGAAGATTTACTGACGGAATATAAGGCTGTGCTGGGCATGATTGACGAAACTGAGGAAAAAGCCAAATTGCTTCTTGTTCGTTTAGATGATGGGGAAATCATATCAGAAGAGGAAGTAGTTGACATAGAAGAGGACACTTCCACATATATGCAGAGATTATTCCAACTTGAGCTATCTTTGGGTGTTTAATGATTGATATGCTAAACTAAAAGAAAGACGTGATGGGGTGAACTGCCCAACTAATCGTTGAACTTCATGCTTCATAGACAATTGGTTATTGCTAACTCTTACATCGTCTCCACATGTGTAATCGACTGTCCCAGCCGATGTGTTTTAGTTTAATCCTTCATCAAGAATGTTTTTTGCTGCGTTTAAGTCACGATCTAATTCATGACCATTGGCGCAAGTCCATTTTCTATCTGAAAGCTTTAACTCTTGATTTATCCAACCACAAATATTACATGTTTTACTGCTTGGGAAAAATCTATTTATTTTAACTACTTGCCTATCATTCCATTCCGCCTTGTAAGACAGATATTGAATAAATGTTCCCCAACTAGCATCAGAAATATGTTTTGCTAATTTGTGATTTTTAACCATACCTTTAACATTTAAGTCTTCGCAACAAATTATATCATAATCGCAAATTAATTTATTTGATATTTTGTGAAGATTGTCATGACGACAATTGGCAATTTTTTCATGAATTAAAGCAACTTTTTTCTTTTGCCTTAAATATAAATTACTGTCTTTTTGCTTTCTGCTTAAATGTTTTTGTGCCGTAGCTAATTCCTTTTCATGCTTTTTTAAAAATCTATGATTCTTAAACCGCATATCATCTGATGTAATTATGAGTTCTTTTAGTCCTAGATCAATTCCAACTTTTTGATTGGTTTTCTCTTTAGGTTGATATTCTTCTTTGACTAAAATTGAAACATAATACTTGCCAGACTGTGTTTTTGAAATTGTAAAATTTCTTATCTCTCCATTAATTTCCCTGTGTTGCTTAACTTTGATTCCATTTTTAAATTTTGGAAAATAAATTTTACCGTTTTCCAATTTAATGGATTGTGGAACATGAAAACTATTTTTCTTTCTCTTTGATTTGTAATTTGGAAACTTTGAATTGCCTCTAAAGAAATTAACATAAGCAATTTCAAGATTCCTCAAAGCATGTTGAACAGATTGACTATTCACTTCTTTCAACCAAGTTAATTCTTTTTTGAGTTTCGTTAAAGATTTTGCTTGAGCAAAATAATTATCTGACTTTTTTTCTTTTTGATATTGTTCTTGTCTTTGTTTAAGAAAGTGATTGTACACAAATCTCACGCAACCAAAATGCTTGCCAAGAAGGTTTTTTTGGTCTTCGTTAGGGCGTAACCTAAATTTATATGCTCTTTGTATTTTCTTCACATAATATAATAGTATTGTTATTTACAAAAATAACGATAATTTTGTAAATTTTATAAAATACACAAACTTCACCTAAGAAAGCAGGAAAAGGAAACTGATTGCTAAATAAAGTATGGATTTAAATTTTAGAACATGGTTTGATAGTCAAGACAAGAATGAATCGAGTGCTTTTACTCGTTCGAGAAGACAGTTTGCATTGGGCTTAGGTCCAGCACTTCCTGACGCTGCCCTTCATTCTCGTTCAACTTGTCCTCCAGGCGAACTTGAGGCAATCAAGAAGAACAAGAAAAAGAAGAAGAAGAAAGTAAAAAAAAAAGTAGTTAAAGAAGAGAACGACATTGATAAATGGCTATCAGCAGTTGATGATCTCAAGCGTGACATGGATGAACTCGGCAAAGAAAAGCCTGAGGACGAAGAAGATATAGATCCAGAAGAAGACGAAGACGGTATAGAAGACGAAGACATTCCAGCCGACGATGCCGACGATGCCGACGATGCTGATGATTCTGAGGAAGAAGAAGATGAAGATCACGAAGATAATCTTCTTACCCAAATAAAAGGTCAATCGCCAGAATCACCAGAAATGCCTGATGATCTAGATTCTAAATTAAAGAGTGCTTTCAAAACAGGCGATGAAAGCGAAGAAGACGATGAACTATAATGTTGGATTATATTGAAAGAATCGTCTATTCATTCATGTGGCTTGTAATCGGAGCCGTTTCTGCAATTGATACTTATTGGTCAGTTGAATTAGGTGAATCTCTCTACGCTGACGAAATGAATCCAGTGGGTCGTTTAATTATGTCCTTGGATGGTGGCGGAGTGGCTTTATTTATGGGACTCAAATTTATGGGTACTGTCTTTGTTTTAGGCTACTTTGTTTACATCTTCTCTAAATCGAAGAACTTTGCTTGGTCTACCATAGTTCCTATATTTCTTCTGCAACTTATGCTTCTTGTGTACCTGTATACGGGATTTAACTTCTAAGATAACTATATTATTGTTAGGAGTTAAAGATGGATAAGCCAAGTTTCCCAGAGTTTTTAAAAAGTATTGAAGTAGAATCATTTTGGTCGATTTGCCAATTAAGTGGCAATTACAATGAAATTCCCAAACATTTTGAATTGTATGATTATCAAAAAGACTTGGTAAACGCATATGAAAATGAAGATTTTATAATTCTTAAGAAGTTTAGGCAAGGAGGGTTTACGACACTATCTGTAGTCTATTCATTGTATCTGTGTTATCTTGGCGAGAAGGATGAAAGTATTTTTCTTGCATTTAATATGGATCGTGAAGCATGTTGTGTTGGCAACTTGATTGATAGGTTGATGCAAGGCATTCCAGAAGGAATTATGCCAAACCTTGTTAAACAAACAGATCATGAAAAGGTGTTCGATAACGGATGTTCAATCTTGTTGTTGTCTTCGCAGTCGGGTTCATTGCGTGGAAGGTCTTTTTCTAGGATTTTTATTGATGAGTCGGCGTTTCATAGAGATATGGATAATTTTTGGAAAGCAATATATCCATGTATTTCCGAAGGAGGAAAAGTTGTTGTGCAATCTACTCCAAGCGTCCATGATGGAGGAAGTTGGTTTAAAAAGACTTATTTAGACGCAATGAAATTGAAAAACAAATTTAGAATATTTCATACAAGTTACAAAGAGAATCCACAATACACTCCAGAATTCATAGAAACGCTACGATCTAATCTGGGTGACAAAGGATTCAAGCTGGAAATAGAAGCAGAATTTATTTAAATGTTCCAAATAATCGGAGTAGGCGAATTAGGTGGCAATAGAGACAAGTTCACTCGCCTGTACAATAAGAAAGTAGGAAAAGGAAACTGGTTTTGGGGCTTCTGTGCCAAGAAAAACTTGTATTCTTGGGATATAGGCATGCAATTGTATGAGGATGCCTACTGGAACTACTTTAGAGGTCATAAAGCAGCTTTGAAGGGCGTTGTGAGCTATTCTAACGTCTTTGTGGAAAGATCCAGTGATGTTGAGTCTGGATTGGACTATCGCACTCAGCAGGGCTATGAGGACCATTATGAGGACATCGCAGTAAGAAGATGCCTCAGGAGAATGGGAGTGTGGTTCAAAGGCGAAAAAGACAGGTATTTGAACGTCAATAGCTCCCCATTAAGCTCTCAACTCGTTAAATTCCACCTTCCACACCTTTTGGATGAAGGCGAAGATAATTGTGTAGCGTCATGGATATTAAACCATAGAGTTGTTATAATCGCTGACGAACCATCAGACCAACAACAATTAGCAGAGATTCTAATACGATGAGTGATGAAATTAAAAAGCCCAATAATTCGACAATAGTTCGAGTCGAAGTGACTAATGATCAATTGATCTCCGAACCAGGGGCAAATATAGAAGTTCACTCCTTTGATATAAAAACGACAGAAGTTCCAACTGTTGAAAGTAAAATTAAAACGCCCCCAAGGAAAGTTCCGACAAAAGATGATTTTTATATGGGAATGGCATTTGCTTCATCCGAAGAATCTAAAGATCCAAATACGCAAGTAGGAGCATTTATTGTAGCTCCAGACAATGAACCTTTAGGATATGGATTTAATGGACCTCCAAGGAGTGTTGATGATGATGCAATGGATTGGTCTAGACCCGCTAAATATTTTAAAATAGTTCACGCTGAGATCAATGCTATTAGGCACTCCAGAAGAGAGCAATTAAAGGGATCAACGATTTATGTGACAGCAATGCCATGTAAGGATTGTATTCTCGATATAGCGAATTATGGCATAAGTAAGGTCGTTTACGCAGATATGAAAATAAACGACCCAAATTCTTCTTTGACTTTGAACAATGACGATAAGAAATGCAAAACATTAGAAATTGCCGAAGATACTGGTGTGGAAGTTGTTAAATACACTGGAAGCTTAAATTGGCTAGAGAAAGTTGTCTCTAGGGCTAAACAGCAGGGTCTTATACATGAAGAACAATTGGACTAAAAGTTTTGAAAACAGATGTTATGTTGAAGTTCCAAATCATGGAGTGGTAGATTTGGAGCCATTTGTGTGGGGCGCATTTTTTTATAAGCCAATTTTTGATGAAGAAGAACCTTTGAGAGTGATATTGGATTTGGATGTTCCTCGAAAAGACACTACAAGTTGGCAGTCCGATGACCCAGACATGATGGCAGTTTATGACACACTTCATTCGTCAATCAGTAACCGTGTCTCTGTTTGTAAGTTTAAGCCTCCGAAAAAGAGAGAGTCCATGGCATCTCTTAGAAAGATTGGCATGGGAGATTCCCCTTACAAGGGTCGTCATCAAATAAGATTAGTAAGGCTTGAATGGTGGTTAGTATGAGTTTTAAATTGGAGTTGGTAATTTCAGCTACTAACAATATATAAATGTATGGCAGTTAGAGGATCATCAATAGGAGTATCGTGCGGTTCCAGTAGTGGATGCACTGATGAATTTGGATGCGTTGAAGGCGTATGCCCAGATTTTACAATTCGTCGTCACGACACCAAGCCTGATTTCAGGGTTTCGGTTGAAGATTGTGATGGCCCAATGGATTTGACTGATTTAGTTTTAGAAGTCAATATGTGGGCGAAAGCTAAGCTTAAAGCGGCAATAACAGATACAGATACTTATTTTGCTTTGGCAGATGGCATTGGTTTTCAACAAATTATGGTTGGAGACATTATTGTCATGGATAGGGTTAGGCTTCCAGAGCGAATGTTGGTTACTGGTTTTGATGAAACCAATAAGCTCGTTCAGGTAACAAGAGGTTATCAAGGGACGACAGAAGGTGCATACAAAAAAGGCACATCTTTAAGGATTATTAGAATAATAGATTCTTCTGCCCAAACCGAAATGGTTTTGGATGATGTGATACAAACTGATGGAACTACCGCCAAAGACCAATTAGTAGAAAGTTTTTTCATTTATTCTTTTGGACCTAATGACACTTGCTTGCCAGGATGTTATTGGTTAGAATTTAAGCTAATGAAGATGGAAGATGTGGTAGTAAGTGGGTCAAGTGTCTCGATTATGGCGACAAGTGATGCAAGTATAATTCCAACATTCACAGATCCTAGTTTGACTCCAACTGATTTTGGATGCAAGCTAGGTGATGGAGTCGAGTGGATGAGACGTTACCCAACTGTAGGAGAAGGATTCCTCATTCAAATTGTGGATTCTCCAACTGTAGAGCTTTAACTTTTCACAATTTATAAGAAAGGCGGATAATGGCTACTTTATCTGAGTTCTTGATCGAGCGTTTGGAAAACGCAGGGATTAAGCATGTGTTTGGTGTACCTGGAGATTATTGCTTAAAGTTTTACGAGCAATTATACAACAGTCCAATTGATGTCATTAACACAACTGATGAAGCACACGCAGGATTTGCTGCCGACGCTTATGCTCGTTTGAATGGCGCTGGTTGTGTGTGCGTCACATATAATGTAGGAACTTTAAAATTAGCAAATGCTGTTGCTTGTGCTTATGCTGAAAAATCCCCATTGGTAGTGATTTCAGGTTCGCCTGGAGTAGTAGAGCGAAATGATGACATGCTTCTCCATCACACGGTTAGAAGTTACGATTGTCAAAAAGACGTTTTTAAAAATATAACTTGTGCCAGTACGGTTTTAGATAATCCTGATACTGCTGGATATGAAATTGACCGTGTATTAGGTGAAATGAAGCATCACAAGCTTCCAGTATACATTGAATTGCCAAGAGATTTGGTAGAAAAGCCTATTACTTACGATGTTTATGGAATTGGCACTCCAAAAATGCAAGAAACAGACCCAGAGAACTTGGAAGAGGCTTTGGAGGAGGTTGTTGGCTGGATTGATTCGGCTAAGAATCCAGTCATATTAGCTGGCGTTGAAGTAGCTAGATTTGGATTAGGAAAGCAACTTTTGAAGTTTGCCGAAAAGGGCAACATACCTATAGCCACAACATTGTTGAGTAAGTCGGTAATTAGCGAGACTCATCCATTGTTCGCTGGAGTTTATTCAGGCAGCGCAAGTCGTGAAGGGGTTAGTGATCTTGTGGAAGAATCGGATTGTTTAATTATGTTTGGGGTTTTGTTAACGGACTTAACTCTTAGCTTCAATCCAAAGAGATTTGCCAAGCGACAAACAGTTGCCGTTTCTGTTTCCGAACTTAAAGTTAAAAATCACACATATACAAATGTGTTGATGACAGATTTTTGCGAGTCTCTATTCAAAGCAGAAGTAAAAGAACGACCCATTGGAGATCTTCCAAAGAAAGCTGTTGTTGAGGATTTTGTTCCTAAGCCAGATACACCATTGACTACCAAGCGTTTGTTTGAAAAGATAAATGCCATCCTTGACAAGAATATGGCGATACTCGCTGATATTGGTGATAGCCTGTTTGGTGCATCAGATTTGGTTGTTCATGATTCTAATCAGTTTATATCACCAGCATTTTACACATCCATGGGAGCTTCAATTCCAGGTGCGTTGGGTGTTCAGTCGTTGAATCCAAAGACAAGACCAATCGTAATTGTTGGCGACGGAGCTTTTCAAATGGCTTGCACTGAGCTAGGAACAATTGTAAAGCGTGGATTGAATCCAATTGTCATAGTTCTTAACAATGGCGGATATAATACGGAAAGGCTTATCTTAGATGGCGATTTTAATGACATTCCAGATTGGGAATATGAAAAAATTGTGGAAATGATCGGTGGAGGCAAAGGATTTAGGGTGGAGACGGAGGAATCTTTAGACTCTGCCATGGATATTGCTCTTGACTCTGACGAACTAACCGTGTTAAATGTGTTAGTGGGAAGAGAAGTATCTCCCGCTTTAGAACGCATTACAAGTGGTTTATCTAAACGAATTTAATGTCAAAAATAAAAAAAGATGAAGAAAGTCGTGTAAACTATCAAATTCGCGCACACAGAGTTTTGGTCATACACGATGGTCAGAAACTCGGAGAAATGCATCCTAAAGATGCTATTGCAAAAGCACAGGAATTGGAGTTAGATCTTGTTGAGGTTGCTCCAAATGCAAAGCCTCCTGTGTGTACCATCATGGATTATGGAAAGTGGAAGTACGATCAATCTAAAAAAGATCGTTCTTCCCAATCTCACTCTTCAAAGTCTGAAGTTAAAACTGTGAGAATGAGGCAGAACACGGAAGACCATGATGTAGAAACTAAACTTAAGTTAATTAAAAAGTTTCTAATTAGTGGCAAGAAAGTCCAATTGCAAATAAGAAGCAAAGGACGAGAGCTTGCTCACAAGGATCGTGGTCTGGAAATTGCCAAGCATATAATTAAAGAGCTTGAAGAAATTGGCAAGCCAGAAGCTACTCCGCGAATCAATGGCAACGAAGTTAGTTGCCGTATCAACCCTGTGTAAGAAATATAAAGTTTCTAAAGGAATATTATGGAATTAATGTTTGGACCAGGAGATGTCGTAATTCATTTGCTTACTAGCGAATGGCTTATGATACTCGCTCAAGTTACAGAAGAAGAGCCCAAAGGCTATACTGTTCGTAGGTCAAGTGATTATAGTATAATGAACTTGGCACATTTCGAAGTTGGAGTCCCAAAGGAAGAAAAAAATGACAGCAATCAAGATAACGGAAGAAGCACAGAAGGAAATCAAGAAGGTGTTCGAGGACCAGAAACTATCGAAGACGACGGTTCTTAGAATTGCTGCCGAAGGCGGGGGATGCTCTGGCATCAGACATACGCTTAACTTTGAAGAAACAAAGGATAGTGAAATTGATGAAACTCAAAATCTTGTCGTAGAATTTGATGGATTCAAATCAGTAATAGATAAAAAGTCTTTGCTGTTCATGGATGGAACAACTATTGATTATCTTCAAGATGCTGACAAAAGAGGGTTCGTGTTTGAAAATCCAAATGCAACAGGTTGCGGTGGTTGCGGGCAATGAGCGAAGAAGCAAGATGTGCAGGCGCATGTTTGACGCATTGCTGCAAAATACATGGATGTAAATACAGAGATCCTAATTGCCCAGTTGCAAACAACAAGCAAGAAGGAATAGCTGGATGCGAAGAATGCGGATTAGAGGCAGAGGGATATTATGGATGTTCTGACAAAGATGCATGGGACATGATATTAGAGATAGTTGCAGAAATCCATTCATTGCCTCCTGAATCATTTGCTCAGCGCAAGAAAGACCTTATAGCCATTGTAAGGAAGTATATTTAATTATTGAAGAAGTTCTGATAACCAGATTTTTTATCTCTATTTCCGGCACTCCATCCCGCTCTATACTCGTTGGCCGTTACCCAGTTTAACGGTGCCAGCCAATTTCCATCATAGCCATCGTGATAACCACGAATAAAAGATGAATCGTATACTTTGTCTCGATTCAGACTTTCTTTTGGCTTCTCTTCCACAATTGGCTTAACAGGTACAGCCTTAGGTTCTGGGGTCTTTGCGCATCCTACGAACAAAGTGGACACGAATAATATTAAAAATAGTCTTGTCATTGATACTCCTTTTGTTTAATATTTATGACTGGAGATAATTATTATGAAAGAATTTGTTCTGGCTTTTCTGTCCATTTTTATAGCAATGGCTGTATGTCCTTTGTCATGGGGTATGTGGGGCGTATTTTTTATTTCAGCACCACTCTATTCAATGGCACTTCTTTGGCCTAAAAGGCACTTAATTATGAATTATATAAAAAAAATTAAAACGCCCCTTGATGTGGGATAGGATTTTATTTAATATAAAGATATGAATAATACCCCAATGACACAGACGCCTGATGGACGATGGGTTCCTGCCCAACCATTGCCTTTTTGCAAAGATACACGTCCTTGGTATGTTAGAATTTATCATAAAATTTTAGTAATTTGTGGGCAGGATGAAGATGAGTTGATGGATTCTTGGTATGTTCCAATGGAGCCTCCTATTGAAGATTTAAATAAGGTTAGAGGATAATTATGAAAAATCATTGGGTTAATTTTGATAAAGTAGAAGACGTACTAAAAGTAGAAGACGTACTAAAAGTAGAAGACGTACTAAAAGTAGAAGACGGACTAATTGAGTACGAAGATGGAACAAAGATGTGGATTAAAGGTGGAGATTGCCATCGCTTAGACGGTCCAGCAATTGAGTGGAGTGATGGAACAAAAGAATGGTGCGTAGCTGGGGGCTGGCATAGATTGGACGGTCCAGCACTTGAATTTTCAGACGGGGAAAAATCTTGGTGGAAGAACGGTAGGCGTCATAGATTAGACGGTCCAGCGGTAATATGCTCAGATGGATCAGAGGTTTGGTACAGAGATGGAGTTAAAATAGATCCACCAAAAACAGGAAATAGGATGAATGACTTCCCTGGCGAGCACGACAACCATGTGCAACAACTTGCAAGTGGTGATGACGCTAGGTATTCATCAGGAATTAAAGTAGAAATGCCTCCTATCATGAAGCCTCTTATGGAAGTTGAAGTTCCTCCAAAAGCGGTTGGCGAAGCAGAATGGGAGTTAGACGTATGAGCAATGGTGACTTATATGCTGATTGGTTGAGACAAGCATACGAAGAAGCCACAAAGAGTCCTGATCCATCAACTCAAAATGGGGCTTTGTTGGTTTATGACACTTTTGCGAATGGCGTGCCAATAGACGACCCAGACATAGTTGCTGTTGATCATAATCGTTTTCCAGATGGTGTTGAATATTTGAATGAACGTTGGGAAAGACCATTAAAATACAAGATCATTGAACATGCAGAACGAAATGTGATATACAAAGCGGCATCCAAACGTACTGGCACAGGTGGATCAACAATGGTTTGTCCTTGGGCTGCATGTAGTGATTGTGCAAGAGCAATAATTCAATCTGGAGTTAAGAAGCTTGTGACTCACAAGCAAGCAGGTGATCGTTCTCCTCCATTTTGGAAAGAAGAAATTAAAGTTGCCTTTGAAATGTTGAATGAGGCAAAAGTAGAGATTGTTTTGTTTGATGGAAAAGTAGATGGACCAGAGGTTCGTCATAGTGGCGAGGTTTGGACTCCATGATGACATTTGATGACCTATCCGTTGGAGACAGGAGTGTAAATGAGTTTTTTCAGATACCCAGGTGGTAAATCTAAATTACGAAATCAAATTGCATCTAAGTTAAATTCTATAGGTGAATCTGATCTTGAATATAGAGAGCCTTTTTTTGGTGGAGGAAGCATTGGAATTAAATTGCTTCAAGAAACTGATATAAAAAAAATGTGGGTAAATGATTTTGATCCAGGTATTTTTTGCTTGTGGTCTACGCTCATAAACCGACCAGATCTTCTCAAAGATAGGGTGAATGATTTTAAGCCATCTGTGGATCGTTTCTACGAATACAAAGAACATCTTACTGATAAGCCACCAGAACTAACATCAGATGATCTAGTCGCAGAGTACGGATTTAAAAAATTAGCCATCCATCAGATTTCATATTCGGGTTTAGGAACAAAGTCTGGTGGACCTTTAGGTGGAGCAAGTCAAAAGTCGGATTATAAGGTTGACTGCCGATGGTCGCCTAAATACATCTGCAAGAAAATAGACAAGTTGAACAATAGATTTTCTGAATTGAATATTAGATGCACCAACTTAGATTTCTCTGAGTTGATTTTAGACACTGAATGTGATGCAGTAATTTATTTAGATCCTCCATACTTTGTTAAGGGAAATGAGTTATATCAACACGGTTTCAATGAGGAAGATCACAATCGTTTAGCCAAGGCATTAAAGGAAACAAACCATAAGTGGGTATTGTCCTACGATGACTGTGAAGAAATTCGTTCACTTTATGAAGGTTGGTCTAACATTGAAGTTATAGATGGAATAAACTATAGCATCACAGCGTTGAAAAATAAAGAAACTGGCGAGAGATCAAGTCGCACAAAAACAGAGTTGCTTATTATGTCGAGAAATAATTAAATGAAAAATCATTGGGTTAATGTTGATAAAGTAGAATTTGAAGTTGACCGTGATGGAACTAAAAGTTGGAGTAAAAATGGAATGGTTCATCGAGAAGACGGACCAGCAGTTGAACATTTCAATGGAACAAAGTCTTGGATACAAAACGGAGAGTATCATCGTTTAGATGGACCAGCAATGGAATTTGCGAGCGGAAGAAAGGTTTGGCTGATGCATGGAAAGTATCATAACTTAGAAGGTCCAGCGATAATTACTCAAGATGGTCATAAAGAATGGTGGCTAGACGGATCACGTCATCGAGGAAATGGACCAGCAATAGAACGAACGAATGGAAGAAATGAATGGTTTATAGATGGAAAGCGTCATAGGTTGGATGGACCAGCAGTTGAACAGTTAGATGGTCATAAAGAATGGTGGGTAGAGGGCGTCTTGCAATGTGTTAAATATGCAAAAGGAAATGTCGTTCCTCTGGATGAAATTTTAAAAAACAATTAAGGAATAAAATAAATGTTTGTTGGAGTTAATTATGTCAATGGCGAGTTTGGTCAACACTCAGCCGATTTTGCAAGTATCAACCCTGCCAATGAAAAGCAGTTGGGAATGTTTCCAATAACCAAAGGCAAGGGAGTTGATGAAGCCGTAGATGCTGCAAGGTGTGCATTTAATACATGGCGTGAACTTAGTCGAGTCAAACGTGGTGAGTATTTTGACAACTTGGCTCAGATCATGAAGAAGGAACATGATAGATTAGTTGAAACTATTACATTAGAAACTGGTAAGACTCTCAATGAAGCACATGCGGAAGTGACAGAAGCACGTCACATGGTCGAGTATGTGGTTGGCATGTCAAGAATGCCGTATGGAGAGGTAATCGCTAGTGAAGTCTCGGAGAAGGACGCTTACACGTTCCGTAAGCCCAAGGGAGTTGTTGCTATTGTTTCCCCTTGGAATTTTCCGATGGCTATAGGAGGCTTCTGGAACGCCGCCCCAGCTATCGCAGAGGGTAACTGTGTGGTGTGGAAGCCGAGTGAGTTGACTCCAATGTGCGCTCAGGTTGTAACTGAGCTTTATGATCAAGCTGGCTTTCCACCAGGAGTTTTTAATTTAATTCATGGTATGGACAAGACAGGTGAGGAACTTGTTCATAACCAAGTGGACTGCATCTTGTTTACGGGATCGGCAGAGGTGGGCATGTTGATACGTCAGCATTGTGCGTCCACATGGCACAAAACATGCGCTTGCGAAATGGGTAGCAAGTCAGCCGTTGTCTTATTTGATGACGCGAATATGAATCTGGCGATAGATGCCTGTATCGCAAGCGCATTTAAATTAAGTGGTCAAAGATGTGTTTCTTCTGGAAGAATGATTGTCCAGAGAAGTCGTCTTGACGAGTTTACCAGTCTGTTCGTTGAGCGGGCTGGGACTTTGAAAGTTGGTGATCCAATGTTGGAAGATGGATTGTTTTATGGTCCAATGATTAGTGCAGAGCAGATGCTTAGAGTCCAAGACTTTAATAGAACCGCATCTGGAGATCCTGATGCTGATGTTTTGATGAATGGAGTTCATGTTGGAGACAAAGGTTATTGTCTGTCTCCTCATGTTTATGGGATGGAATGGGCGGATAAAATTACTTTAAAAAATGAAGTATTTGGTCCACATGTTGCCATCATTCCTTTCGACGATGTGGATGAAGGCATTGATATTTATAATGATACTAAATTTGCATTAGCGGTTGGAATCATCACAGATAATTTTAAAATTGCAAGACGTTGCCGCACTAGAATGGATTATGGAATGGGATACTGGAATGGGTCAAGCATTGGTGCAGAGAGCCATCTTCCATTTTCAGGTTTAAAGGCCAGCGGGAACTCCAGACCTTCTGCTGCTCATTGTTATCGCTCTGTTACAGATGAGGTGTCTTGGACGGTAAATCATGAAGATGGTCTTACATTTTGCCAAGGAATGGATACAAAATAATTGAAACACTACTCTTTTATAGCATGCTAAGAAAGAGAAGAAACAATAAAATCACTGGAAAGTATCTGGTGACAGACCCCGATGGGAAAGAATACACTGTTTTAGAGTACACTTTTGTGATACAATCTAAAGCACGTAATATTGTTACCAAAGAGGTTGAAGGCGTTGTTAGCTACAAGACATCTGATGGAAAAGAGGTTCAAGTGGAAGATGAACAATTATTTCTGGATGGTGTTAAATTAGAAATTCAAGAGATAATCCTTTAGGAGATAAAGAATGAGTCAAGTCCCAGATGTTGTAGACTTTAAGCCAGTTGGATCAAATATTTTGATCGAATTAGTCAATAGTGAAGAGTTGTTGCCAGCAAGCGTCCTTGAAATCGTAGGTGAAACTGCGAATAAAATGGCAGATGATTTTGGTGCTCCACAAGCATATGTTTTGGCAGTAGGACCTGCTGCAAAGCCAGAAGATTGGGGATTTAGTGTTGGCGACCGTGTTGCCATTAGTGCAAAAATGACACCATTGCCACCAGTTGCTTTGTCAACAGATTCCCCAGAACTTTTGGACGTTCATGGCAAGCCAAGACGTGCAAGAGGTATTTTGGATAGCCCTGCTGGAATTAAGGCTGTATTGGTCGAAGCAGATGCAAGTGCAAATGCAGAGACGACAGAGAAGTGCTGTGGTGGAGGCTCTTGTAAGGTTTAATGGATGATCTTTATTCTATATTAGGTGTCTCTGAAGACGCTACTCAGGATGAGATCAGTGCCGAGTACAAGAAACTAGCAATCAAATTCCACCCTGATGCTAGTTCTGAAGAAGGTGCATCCGAGAAATTTAAGCAAATATCAACTGCCTACGAGACGCTAGGAGATCCGGCGAAACGTAGGCAGTATGATATGCGCGGTCAAGGTGGCTTTAATATAAATATAAACGATTTCTTTGGAAGAGTTCGTAAAGCCGCGAACTCGCAGGCAAAGATTGAAGTTTCATTAGAAGAAGCCAAAACTGGTTGTACGAAGATACTAAAAATTAAACGCCCAATGAAGTGTGTTTTATGTAGTGGTACTGGTGCATCGAAGACTGAAAAGTGCGGAAATTGCCGTGGATCTGGCGTAGTGAATATGTCTGTTGATGGTCCGTTTAATGTCCAGTCTGCTTGTAATGTTTGTGGTGGTCGTGGAATGAAGATTTTAGAAAGTTGCAATGATTGCAATAACGGTATGGTTTCTGGTGAATCAGAAGAGGTTAGAGTCGAGATTCCTGCTGGCATAATGTCTGGGATGGCATTGAGGTTCCCAGGAAAGGGATCAGAGGGCGTTGAAGACCAGATGCCAGGGGATCTTATAGTTCATATAAACGTCAAGAAGCATGATGTTTTTGATGTTAAGGGCGTTAATTTAATTTATAGAACCCCTATTTCTTACGCAAAGTTGGTAATGGGTTGTAAATTAGATGTTCCAACTTTAGATGGCGAGGTAATGGAAGTCACTATACCGCCAGGAACATTGAGTGGTTCTAATTTTAAATTAAGAGGTTTGGGCATGCCTGATCTGAACTATGATGGGTCAGGAGATCTGTATGCTGTGATAGATGTTGAGATACCGAAAGATTTGAGTGAAGAACATTTGAAAATAATAGAACAATTAGTTGAGATTGAAAATGAAAAAAATAAACAATAGTCAAAAAATTATGTTGGTTGTAGCAGTAACGATGATGTCTGTGCTTTTGTTGTTTTCTTTTGGATCTCCAATAATTGCAAAAATACCATCTGTTCAAGATGCTGTAATTAACCAATTGAAAAAAGACAAGGGATTCTGCCCTTCTCCTTACGGTCCTGGCTTTAGTCCCGATAGAGTGGAAATGACTGAGTTTGAGGGCTGGAAAGATGATTGAAGAAAAAATATACGAACACAATAGTTGCACTTATGTTCGATATTACATGGCTCACAATGGCATGTATAGAGAAAACGGCAGGATGATCTATGAGACGGTCCCAGAAATTGGCGACATAATACATCCATTCTCTATACGATCAGATGACAAATGGAGAGTTGTTGACGTTAAATTTCCTCATGATCCAAAGACAGAGAAGTTTTGCTGCATGGACATTTATTATGAGAATGTCTACCCCTGAACAGTAATTTTATCTATTTGTTCAGTATCTCCTTGAAAGATGACATTCATCATTCTTCCGACCTTTGGCTCTGGTCTTAATTCATCAAACCTAGATCTTGGTATAGCCAATTGATATGTTTTGTGATTTGCATCCATAATCCCGACTTTCACTGGATCTTCTTTATATCTTACTTTGAAGATAGTTCCACTTACTGGTCTTGCATTTATTATCCCAAGTTCTGTGCTTGGTAGCATTCCACGGTCATCACTGCTTGTCTCTGACCCTGTTTGAGCACTATCTGTGTAGGCTCCTGTAGCATAGTCTCCCATGCCTCCAGGGATGTTTGTTTCGACAGCAATTAAAAATTCTTTGAATCTCATACTAAAGTATTTATATGCATGAGACAGAAAACGTAGTGATTAAAACGGCTGATGTGGATAAAAATATTGTTCCTTTGGTGAATTGGATAAATTCATTTGATGACTTAGAAACCTTATTTTGTTGTGAGGGCAATCAAAATGACCCAAATCTAGTAACTCGCGCATATGTAATGTTCTGCTCTCAATCGCAATGGTCGCTCATGCAAGTAATGAAGGTTTTCGAGGATTTCAATAGAACAATTGATGAAAAATATATAGCAGAGCATTTGGATGGTAATGGAATTTTTAATATTCCTACAGTGGATATAAGTTTTGAACCAAATTATTGTTCATCGCTGAGATATACAATGGGATTTCAAAACAGAGACGTAATGATGGATTTTATTGATTATATAGGAAATAAAAAATGAGTGTACCAGCTTGGGAATTGGCATCAGTAGAGATGCTTGTTCCAGTATATATAAATTGTCACATGAGCCTAGAAAATAGCAATGACATTAGTAAAATTAAAGTTTTTGGATATGTAAATATGATTAAAGGAATTCTATATTTGCATGACGAATTGCCAGAAGGTGTTGATGAAGAGGAGTTTAAGAAAGCCGCACTAAATGCAGTAAAAAACCCTCCTCAGCCGATCCTTCCAGTTGTCCCAGAAGAACTTTATAGCAGATTTCATGAAGTTCAATCTATACAAGTACCAGAGAGAGCTTTTAAGTCTGATCCACCCGAACGTCCAAAAGAGGAAGAAGAAGATGCCAGAGAAGATTAATCTAAGCGTTGGTGGAGGAAGCTCATCCCCTTGGTTCCCAATAAAATGCACCACACATGAACAGGTGATTAAAGAGATAAAGAGACATAGATATGAGCCAAAAGTTACCGCAAAGTTAATTAAGGCTGTTAAATCATATCCAAACAATGCAATTGGATCTTTTATTAAAAACTTTAACACTCATTTGGCAAAAGCTCAAGGAAAAAAGTAAATTTATACTCTGATAGTAATATCCTAAGGAGTATAAATTATGGCTAATATAAATACAGGGAGACACGTTGTATCTCCTGGCGAAGATCGTAGAAAGAAAGTATTGGATGCTGGTGGAGGAGTTGTAGATGTAAGCCAACTATCTCCCGAAGACAGAGCGAAGTTTATCGCATCCCAAGAAGCAAACAAGCCTCTAGGCGAATGTTGCAAAGCACCCGATAAAACATTGGATGACCTCAAAAAGGTGTTAGAGCCTTGTTCTGTAGACAGTCTTCCAAAAGTGACTGTCACACCAGACGCACAGCAGTTCATTCCTACAAGACAGGCTGGCTTGGCTGGTTTTGATGTTGTGGCTAATGTAGATGCAGATGGCGCTGGAAGAAAGGTTATTTCATTGCCGCCACGAGGAAGTGTGACCGTGGATTGCGGGTTTTATATTAACGTCCCAGATAATATGTCAGCATTCATTTCTATCAGTGATGAATTGGCTGAAGCTGGCGTTATAATTAAAAACGCCCCTGCTGTTGTCAGAAACGGAGATAGAGCCAAGATTATGGTCGCAAACATAAGCAAAGGTTCTGTAATCAACATAGATCATGGACAAAAAGTTGCGCAACTTAGATTGGTTGAAACTGTCTTCTTTGATGTTGAGGTTGGATAATGAAAAATCCGTGGATTGAAAATGATGAAAACAGCATTAAGGTCAATGTGACTTTTGATTCAGGAAAAATGCACGTTACAATTGGAAAAGGTAGTTTGAAATGAAAAAAGTATTTGTAGTTTTCAAAGTTGCACGTCAGGTACAAGGCGAATACGTCATGGTCCAAACTTTGGGCGTTTTTAATTCATCTCAAACAGCAGAGAAGTTTGGGAAGTCCCAAGCAAAAGGTACTGAATTAGTGGCAACCCCAGAAGGAAAAGTGGAATGCCATTGCGAAGTCGGAATACATGAAGCAGAGCTTAAATAAGGAATCTAATGGAATCTAATAAAATTATTACGCCCCACAATCCTCTTGAGGGCGAAAAGCCAGAAATGAACATCCCACTGAGGGATAACACGGATGAGCAAGTTTCTATAATTATCGTTCATAGAAATAAGCCAGATTATCTTAGCATGTTGCTTCAATCTATCACAGTTACAAGTTTTAACAATAACTATGAAATCATTGTTGTTGATAATGGATCTGGTAAGGAGTCGCAAGATTTCTTGGATGAATTAGAGCAAGAAGGCGAAATAAAAATAATTAGAAATGAAGAGAATTTGTATTGGAGCGCAGCAGCAAACAAAGGCGCTGCTGCGGCTGATGAAAATTCAAAGCATTTTATATTCATGCATCATGATGTTGTAGTTCTTCACCCAGGCTGGATTGATCTTTTTGTGAATGTAGCAGAAGGGCGTGAATCTGGAATCGTTGGAACAGAACTTGCAGAATACATGATTGCAGGACAAAAGGTTTCATATCTGCAAGAGTGGTGCTTGTTGGTTAGCAGAGAAGTGTGGGGGTATGTGGGTCCGTTTGAAGAATCATTGCCACAAGTAGGGCATTCTTTCGTTCTTACATTCAAAGCACAAAAAATGGGATTCAAGCCTCAAATTATCGGAACATCAGTTGTTCATCATTACAGAGTGTTTGAGCTTGATATTAACGATTATGAAAGGTTGATAGAAACTGCAATGACAGAAATTCCAAAGCTGATTACAGACATTCAAAGCAAGCCTCTGAATAACCCCATTCTATAACCATATATATCACTAGGTTATTTAAGGGAGAATTTAATATGGTACAAACTCCATCAGATGAAGTTGTTATAAATTTTGGAAATCAAACTGTAACTGGACACTTGCAATTTGTTCCATCTAACATAACAGCCTCAGATTTAGAGACAAGTTCGTCAGTTTCAATGTTATAAAAAAACGCCCCCTAGCTAGGGGGCGTTTTTTATTTACTCTGGTGTTTCCTCATCCCTGAGTCCTATCAGATCCATGAATTTTCCAGCATTCCCAGATTTAACTTCTTCATTGATCCATTCACCAGATTCTTTCGCCGCTTCTTTTCTCTTTTCCATTTCTTTTTTTGAAGCAGCACGCTGCGCATCAGATCCTCTTCCAATGTCGCTCAAACATGTAAATATATTGTCCCTTAAAACACGTTCATCTGTAACGTTGATGTTTTGCAGGATTATACTTCTCATTGTAGAGCAGTCTTCGCCAGGAGTAGCTTTTTCTTCTTTTTCTCCACGAATTTTTTGGAGTTTGATTTCCCATTTTTTAAGCATTTGCTTTCCAAACAGTTCATACGCAAGATTCTTCTGAGTTAGATTTTTATCTTGCCACTTTTTAACTTTGCCAACGGCAAGGTCAATAAGTTCATTTAATTTCGCAGTGATTAGATCTGTCTTCTCCTTGGCATGAGGGAAGTATGAGATAATTTCTTCCTCTTCCCCTTCCAGCACTTTTGGAACAAGTCTCTTCATAGACAATTCACCAATGAAGTGATGTTTTTCAACATAGCCTGGATCTTTGACTTTGACACGTTTCCCTGTATTTCTATCTCGGAAGACGTATCCTTCAAAGTCAGGAGTATCTTTGTTGATTTCATCCATCATTCTTTGAATTTCGCTTTGATCATCAATGGAATCCCATCGTCGTGGTCTAAAAGCCCCGATACGATCTGCGATTTCATCTAGTTGATCTTCGCAAGACTCTCTGTGCGTTTCTATATTTCTTGCTCCCAAGAGATATAGACCGTATTGTTCCTTTTTATACTTTGTCAATACAGCACTTGCTTCATGGATGAATTCAAACACATAGGTGTGTGGCATATCTCCTTTATGGAATTTTAAGTCTAAAACATATGTTCCAATCAGAGGCATGAATTCATATCTTTTGCCATAGAAGCTAGTGAGTTGCATTTGCATATCTTGATCTGAATCAGACACCATTTTTCTGGTGTGCCAATTTGGATTTTTTGCTAGTTCGTTTGGGAAGAACACTCCAACCATCGTGCCGTCCATTTTTTCTAGCATTTCAGCGTTGGACATATCGACAGGATCAGCGCCTTTTTCTGCCTTGTTCAGAAATCGCACGAATGGGAAGCTGGCGATAAGCGAAAGTGGATCTCCATTAAAGCCATCGACTTTTCGCACAACCATACCTCTCACTAGACGATTGTATTCGTTTCGTCCACCAGGAGCGTAATTCAGTACCCAGTATTGTCCTTTATCTCCCCAATGGATTTCTTGGCGATTTAGCCATTCTGCATCGCCATCAACCAAAGCTTGGATAATAGTGCGTAAATTGTCTTTTTCGACTTGTGTGGTTTCCATTTTTATCTCCCTTTATTCGATGTTGTTGCTTGAGATTGGACAATCTGACAACATATTTCCAAATTATACTCAATAAATGGTCAATTGTAAACAAAGTTCCGAAACATACATAAGATATAACCTTTTTTAGGAGGATGATTTGGCAAAATCTCGAACAGCGAGTCGTAAAAAAAACAGTAAGTTTCACATGGAATTCCTAAACACGCACCAGCAGATAGCTTATGGAGCCTATCAGCAGCATGACATTATATTCCTTCTTGGTCCAGCAGGTGTAGGCAAAACTCACTTGGCAATGTCATTTGCGATAAATGACATTTTGGCAGGGGATAAAAGCAAGGTTGTTTTGACCCGTCCGATTGTTGAAGCTGGGGAAAGCCTTGGCTATTTGCCAGGAGATTTTGAAGAAAAGGTAAATCCTTATATGCTTCCTATGTTTGACTGCTTGGAGAAGATGGTTGGAAAAGGAGAAACGCCTCAAAAAGACACGTTGAAAAGGGCGATTGAAGTTGCGCCTTTGGCGTACATGAGAGGACGCACTTTTGACGATTCTGTTTGCATTTTTGATGAGGCTCAAAACGCGACTAAGACGCAATTGAAGTTGTTCTTAAGTCGCTTGGGCAAGGACAGCAAAATGATTATTACGGGAGATCCAAATCAAAGTGACCGTCATAGTGTAGGTGATGTGCATTTAGAAGATGTTGTCCACAGGCTTGAGAACGTTAAAGGCGTGTCCATCATACGTTTTGACAACTCAGCAATTGTTAGGCATGAACTTGTAGGAAAGATTTTAGATAAGTTAGTATAATATGGCACTTCTTACATACGTAGTTTCCGAACCAGTAATTACAGTGACCCCAGAGTCTACGATAGTCGCATCTTGTGACTTCAATGATAATAGGGACTTTAGTTGGGATGTAATTACTGAGCCGATTCTTTATAATTTCCGAGTAGAATCGGAATGTAGCACCGAATTGAATTGCAATCCTGATTCCGATCAAGATTGCAATATCAGTATGTTTGGCGTAGATTCCCCAGGAGAGCGAGTTGTAATTAACGTGGTTGCAACAGACGTTTCTGACGTGTGCCAACAATTGTCTGATCGTGGGTTTGATTTTTTGATAAGCAGTATCAAAAAATTTAGTCGCCCCTTTGATCGTTCTCAGAGAGAAGCGTTAGAAGCCGCTGGGTTTGATTTTACATGTAACACTTTAGAAGAACAAGATCTTGGTAATGCCGAGTGTGATGAATTTATTTTGACGAGTGGAGAATTCGACTTCACAGTCACAGCAACAGTTACAACTTCGGGAGGAATATTTTTCTCATATCCTCCAGATGAAGGTGGTGGACTGTTTATTATGTACACATCGCCAACAGTCACAGTTGCGCCTGAATCAACATTGGGGATTAGTTCTGGAGTAGCATTTTCTTACATATCTAATGCTGCTGTGACGGTTACTAGTGAATCTGAAATGTCGTCAGGCACAGATCTAGGGGTATTGTCTACAGCAGGCAGTTCCCTGGTGTCTCTGTTGGACTTTGTGGCATTTTTTGGCACTACGACAGGAGCGACATTGGAGGGACTGGAAGAGACTTTAATACCAGTAGATTGCGATTGCAATCCGCTTCCTTCTACTTTGGAATTGCATCACAACATTGTGAGGGGTGACAATCCTTTGCAGTTTTTCTTGACCAGAAATTCGTTAGATTTTGCTAGTCCAGCAGATTTGGTATTCAGTCGAGGTAATGTGTCTGACATACAGTACGATGGTGCGTGGCAAGAAATAAATAGTTTCTCTGGGCTCGGAAATTCAGGAGATCAAGAAAGTTGGTCAGTTTCTTCTGAATGGTCTTGTACCGATCAACAGAGTGCCTTTGACCTGGACGGAGCATTTTATTGGAGGTTTTCCATCTACATTAGGCAAAATCTTTATGATGGAACATATAGGGATACGAGAATATTGGTAAGGTTCTCATCTGTGGGAGTTTGTTTGACAGATGTTGGCAAAGATATAGATTTTGTGTTCGATTTAGACACAGAAAACAAGACTGTTTCTGTCGTAAGAGGGGAGGCAACTATAAGTTCAATTGTGTTGAGAGATGGAATTGGGCTATTTAAAACAAAAGAATGGACAGAAGATCCAAATTTACGAATTAAGATTACTAAATTAGATTTGTCAACAGTCGCTCCAAGACTGGACATTAGCCCACTTTTCCCAGATCAACCTTCCCCGCAATTAGTCGCTGAAGACGAATCCGGGGTTTTTGTAGAGGTCCAATAATGGGAACAATATTAACGATTTTATTTTGCATATTGCTTGTAGTAGGAGCAATATGTTCAATTGCTGGTTTTTTAATCGCAATGTCACTGTCTAATCTACTAGTCAACTTGAATGAAAGGTTGGCTCAATTGGTAGAAATTTTGTTTGTTTTAGGAGAACAAAAGAAGGCGATTGATCCATCAATAGAAAGAATTCCAGGTCGAGGACAGGGATTACAAGATTTGAAAAATAACGGAACATATGATCCACGGCATGCAACGCAGGCTCAACCGTCGCCAGAGATGAAGTGGGGAGAAAACACCCCAATCGCTCCTGATGGTAATCCAGCTAATGGAACGTGGGACAAAAACTTACAATAAAACTTGCAAACTGCTAAAGTAGTGGTTTGAAACTAACGATACTAACGTAAAATATACATAAAGAATAACTAAGGACAACTATATGTTAACTATAAATAAACGTAATGAACTAATACTTTCACATATGCCACTAGCTGATAAAATAGCTTTTTATAAAAAAGGAAAAGTTCCTTATTTCATAGATGTTGATGAACTAAAATCAGCAGCGTATTTTGGACTTGTAGACGCAGCATGCAAATATAACCCAAAATACAAGTCTTTCGCAGGATATGCATCTATTAGAATTTCTGGGTCAATCTGTGACTTTCTCAGATCATTGGGTTGGGGAAGCAAATGTCAATACACTGTCATTTTTTGCGATGAAGATTCTCCTTTAGATTCATGGAAAGAAGCCGATCCAGAAGATGATTGGCAATCTTTTAAGGATGTAATTAAAAAATTGGACAAAATTGAGCAACAGGTCTTGATGTGGTATTATGGTGAAGGCTATAATATGAGAGAAATCGGAGACAAGCTAGATGTTAGCGAGTCCCGAATCAGTCAGATAATCAAAAGATGCAAGATTTTACTGAAAAGACAGTGGGAAGATAAAAAGGATGAATTGTACTAATAAAATTTACGCCCCTATATTATGCGTATTTTTGCTAACATCGTCAGTTTTTGCGGTGGACTATAATGTTCGAACATCAACAGGAAGTGTTGGCATACCAATTCCTACAGGAGTTGCTGAATTAGATCCATCTATAGAAATAAAAAATTGGTGGAGAGGCGTTTCTGGGGATTTTGAGGTAATTAGTCTTGATGATGAAAAAGGAAAATGGATTGAAAATAATATCAATAAATTCAAAAATGAAATTTTGCCAAAGTGGGGACTGCCAAATGTGAAAATTACCGCCCCTGTCAGGGTCATTTTGGTCCCTGACAAAGAAATCATGAAAAAGCTTTTCAGAATAGAGGAATCGAGAATTGAAGTTTTTCGTGATTATAAAGGGGAAAAAATTCATGTCATTTACATGGTTACAGAAGATACTGTAGAAAGTACAGTAAATCCCTGTTTGATGAAAATGATGTTGGCAGAATTCGCTCTTGAGCAAAATTTAAAATTTCCTTTTTGGATATACCAAGGGATGTCTGGACTGTCTTCTTCCCCAAAGTCAGTTCGTGATATGTTGAGAAAAAACAAATATCAAAGTGTTGAAGATGTTTTTTCTGGAACAGAAGTAGAGTGGAGGAAGTTGGACGTTTATAATCGAGCGTCATTTGATTATCGGTGTATGGTTTTAACTTTGCTTTTAAGACAAGAGTTTGGAGAACGGAATTTACATAAGTATTTGAAAGCGGAATCCACAGATAGTATAAAAGATGTGTATGGATTTAGGGATATTTCTCAATTTGATTCGGTTTACAAAAGGTATTCTGATGACTTGAAAGAAGCCTTTGATAGGAAAAGAGTCCCTGATAAATACTTGAAAATTTTACCTGCAAAATAAGAGGTTTTTAAAATGTTTAGTTTAATCGGTTGGATAGTATACGGATTGATAGTAGGTCTTATTGCTAAGGCTTTACACCCAGGTGACGATCCAGTGGGTTTTGTCCCAACGGTAGGGATTGGTGTGGCTGGAAGTTTTGTTGGCGGATTTGTAAATTGGACAATAGGAAATGGACACTCGCCATTGGCAACATCAGGAATTATGATGGGTGTGGTTGGTGGCATTGCATTCTTGTTTGCTTACAGGTACATTCGTCTAAAGTGGCTGTCTGATGAGCCAAGAAGTTTTTGGACAGGCAAAAAATGAATGATTTCCCGCCTGATGTAGTAGAGGCTCTTAAGAAACGATATTCAAAAATACCCCCCTTGGTATTTCATCGTTCTTGTGAGCGAGTACAGACAGTTGGAGAGTTGTTTGATGTGTTGGATGACTATCCTTATGAATGTCCAATAGTTTGGTCTGAGGAAAGCAAAAGATGGGTTACGACCAAAGATTTGTTTCAAACTGAAAATTTTGATTTATTTAAAGAGACTGAAAATGAAAGAGATTAAGACGCAAGAAGAATTGAATGAACTGTCTAGTTCTAAGATGGTAGTTGTAGATTTTTATGCAACTTGGTGCGGTCCATGCATGGCTTTATCGCCTGTGCTTGAAAAGATTTCAGAAGAAACTGAGAATTCAACAATTGTGAAAGTGAATACCGAAGAAGCACCATCGTTGGCAGAGAAGTATAAAATTTCTGCAATACCAGCGATTCTCTTCATCAAAGATGGAGAAGAAGTTGAAAGATTGGTTGGTTTACAATCTGAGGCAAACATTAAAAGTAAATTGGAGACTTTAAGTGAGTAGAGTATTGTTGACCGGCGCTGGTGGTTTTATTGGCGCTCATTGTGTTGAGTATTTTTTAGAGAATACAGATTGGAATTTAGTTTTATTTGATTCCTTTCGACACAAAGGTCTTCATCAAAGACTGATCGACATAGTTGGCGATCAGCTTTTTGATGAACGTGTTGAAATTCATAAGGTTGATCTGTCTGTTCCAATTCCTGCCCCATTAGAAAATCTAGTTGCTGGCGATAAGCCAATTGACATGATAATCAATATGGCTTCTAACTCTGCTGTGGAGAGATCTACTCAAGATCCAACTGAATGTTTGAGAAATAATTTTGATTTGTCAATTAACATGTTGGAATTTGCTCGCAGAATAAAACCAAATCTTTTCATCCAGATTTCTACAGATGAAGTGTATGGTGAAGCACGCCCAGGAGAGGCACACAAGGAGTGGGATGAAATTATGCCTTCCAATCCTTATGCAGCATCGAAGGCTGCACAAGAGGCTGTGGCGATCTCCTATTGGCGAACCTATGGAGTTCCTGTTGTAATTACAAATACAATGAACGTAATCGGAGAAGCCCAAGATACAGAGAAGTTTCTTCCAAAAATCATAAAGATGGTAAATGCTGGAAAGACCATGCCAATTTATGGCGAAAGCATAGACAACATAGGCACGAGGTTTTATTTGCATGCAGCTAATTTTGCTGATGCACTTGTGTTTATTTCTAAAATGCCTCCAGCCAGCTATGATGGGGGGCATGGAGCCGACCGCCCAGACAGGTACAACATTGTTGGCGATTCTGAATTAAATAACTTGGAATTAGCACAAAAAGTTGCCGAATCGGTTGGAAAGCCTCTTAAGTGGGAGTTGGTATCTTCAGAATCGGCTCGCCCTGGATATGACCGCAGATATGCTCTGGATGGTCAAAAATTGGCGCAATTAGGGTGGAAACAGCCTATTTCGTTTGATGAGTCCATTCAAAGGATTGTAAAATGGACATTGGAAAAATCTCATTGGACAGCATGAGATATTTTTCTTGTTGTCAAATCGACTCATCTCAAGTATGATGTAGTATGTGGATAGCATCATTATTGCCGATAACTTGGATTGCACTTGGAGGACTTTTCCCGTTTTTTAGAAAAGGGAGAGGAAAGATGTTGTGGTCGATTGTTCATATCTATATTTGTTTGAATGCATCGTTTTTCGCAGCGATTAGCGCAGTATATTATGAGCGACCAATATTTTTATTCTCCATGTGGATGTTCCTAGCGGGACTTGAAATGGTTAGTTTCAAATACGATCTTCATAACGAAGGTTGGGAAATGAGAAGGAGATTGAGAAACATGCAATATCGCATTGGGTGGGAAGAGTGGGAAAATGGTTAACATTTTAGAATATCATAATTGCATTTTCGCAACTGCGTTAATTCTTTTGTTCGTTGGCTTTTTTTTGAAATTCGCATACAATGATGTGATTGCTTTTCAGGTTTTTCATGTCTATGTCTGCATTTTTATGGCGTTTTCAATTACTCTCAATGAGGTTGTCCAAGATCATACATCATGTCTTGTTGTCGTGTGGTTTTTTTTGTTGTATACAGAGCTTAAACAGTTCAAGGCTTTACTTGACTTAAAACAATTATTTTTGGAATTAGAACTTCGTGGATTGAGAGTTCCAGAGCCTATAAGACCAGGAGAAGCTGTTATTAGGATGTTTCAAATAGATGGACCACCACGTCCAGTTTAGAAAGGTTATAAGATGATGAGGAAGATGTTTGCTTGCGCTGATTGGCATTGGGATCATGCCAATATTTTGTTTTACACCAAAAGATTTGCGTTTATGTCGCAAAGAGAGATAAAAGAAACAAAAGAGGCGGCAGGTAGTGGCAGAAAAAGAGTGAAATACAGTAGGGATACTGTTGAACGAATGAACACAGCCATTATTGATGATTGCAACTCTAAGGCAGGACCAGAAGACGTTATTTGGAATTTAGGAGATGTTCTTTTTGGTCCAAATGATCCAGATGCGTTTTATGGCAGGTTGATGGAATTGCGTTCGAGAATAAATTGTAAAAATTTGAACTTGGTTCTAGGAAATCATGACAAAAAATTAGATGTAAGATCCCCACGAAAATATCGTTCATTGTCAGAAGATCAGATACATAACGTTTTCAATGAAGTGCATTCCAAGGTGATGATACAGACCTTTCAAGGACAGTATATTTTATGCGACCACACAATGCATTGCATTTGGGAAGGGAACCATAAAGGAATATGGCACTTATATGGTCACAGTCATACAAATGCTGAAGGCATTCGAGAAGAGTGGCTTCCAAATGCGAAAATGCTTGATGTCGGTATCGACAATGCGGCACGACTTGGATTAGGATATACAATGTTCGATGTGTCAAATGGGTCATGGCTAAAAGGTTTTATGGACAACAAAAAAGGACAAGCAATAGATTGCGTTAGGTAAAATTATGAATAAGAAAAAAGAAGAAGGAATCGAAATTTCTGGCGTTGTTACAGCAGCAATGGGTGGAGATAAATTTAAGGTTGCCGTTAAAGATGAAGAAGGAAACCTAGTTGAAGGACATGAAGTAGTTGCTCATCTCGCAGGAAAAATGCGCAGATTTTACATCCGAATAGTACCAGGAGATGATGTCAAGGTGGAACTTTCGCCATACGATCTCACTAAAGGAAGAATCACTTACAGGAATAAGTAAAATGACAAAAAATCTTACAGTTGTGCCAAAAGAAAATTTGCTACTTGCAACATTTCCAGCAAAAGGATGCGATGCTGGTATCGGAGTTGCAATGCACAAAGATGAAGGGTATGGATATTTTGTAGATGTTGGAATTGCTGGAATCCAAAAACATGCCAGTGATGTCATTAAGTGGTTGGCTAAAGCGAAAATGGTAGACCATAAGCCGACAGTTGTTGACCTGGAAATGAAGCCAAAATTTGTGAAACAAATTTTAACGCCCAATCAATTGAAGATATGTTCTAAGGGAATAATGGTAAAAATTCCAAATTCGGATGATTTCATCTTGGTGTCTATGACTAAAGAGGAAATGTCAGATCATGCTCAAAGGGCCCTGAGGTTTTACACAAAACTTCAAGCAGACAAGACCACAAGGAATCTCTAAGCCCCCCTCTAGGCTGGTTTCTGTCTTTTTTAAGAATCTTCTTACCAAATGCTCCTAATTGAAGTACAATGGTACAGCTACGCAATTATGCGAGAACAAAATAGTTGGCAAAATTGATTGCCAAAAAGCAGTTAACATTTTTTTGGAGAAGTTTAATGGGAAATCGTTTAGGACTTATGCTTGGACTCACCGCTTGTGGTGTGGTTATGGCATTGGCGGGATTTTGGATTGTATGGACAAGTTTTAGGATTGATGTCCCAGAAAAGCATTGTGCTGTTTTGACTCGACGAACTGGAATGGACATTCCTAACGATGCTGAAATTTCTCCACTTCCTAAGGATGGATGGCATTACAAGGGCGTTCAACAAGAGGTTCTGTTGGAGGGTCGTTATTTTTACAATTGTTACAACTACGGTTGGAATGTAATTCCAATGTTTGAGGTTCCTACTGGCAAGTTGGCGGTCAAGGTTCGACGCATTGGAGCCGATCTTCCTGTCGGACAGTTGGTGGCTAGAAGTGAGGATCAAAAAGGAATTGTTTCTGAGGTTTTACGACCTGGACGTTACGCGATTAATCCACACATCTATGATGTAAAGCTATTCGATCCTGTCACTGTTCCTGCTGGATTCCGTGGAGTGAGAACGAATTTGAGCGGACCAATGCCAGAAGATCCAAATGTATTGTTGGTCACTGAAGGTTTTCGTGGAGTTCAGGAAAAGACATACGAAGAAGGAACTTATTACGTCAACCCTTATGTCGAACGAATTAATTTGGTTGATTGTCGAAGCAAGCGATTTAATTTGAATGAATCTGGCGAGATGGGATTCCCATCTAAGGATGGATTTTGGGTAAGTCTTGATGGTCGTCTTGAATTTAGAATTCAACCTGACAAAGCTGCAATTGTATTTGTTACCTATAATGATGTGACAAATAAGGTGGGCATGACAGACCCGTTGGATCAAGAGATTATCAATAAAGTTATTATGCCAAATGCCAGATCATATTGTCGCTTGCGTGGTTCTGACAACAGTGGTCGTGATTTTATTGGAGGTTCCACTCGTGAAGCTTTCCAAACCGATTTCTCTGATAAGATGGTTGCCGCATGTTCTCCACAAGGCGTAGAGATCGTTCAAGCTCTTATTACAAGAGTGGTTCCACCAAAGAGAATTGCCGATCCTGTTAGAGAGCGTGAGGTTTCTCTTCAGACTCTCGACCATTATACGCAAGAGATTAAGCTTCAAGAGGCTGAGAAGTCGTTGGCAATCTCTTCTGAGATGGTAAAGCGTGGACCCGCTATTAGAGCGGCTGAACAAAGTGTAACTAAAATTGTTGAGGCTGCTAACAAAGAGCAGAAAATTGCATTGCAAGAGGCAAATAAGAATTTTGGAGTTGCTGAGCGTGATTTAGAAGCTGCTAAGGATAAAGCTGAAGCAATTTTGGCGAGAGGCAAAGCAACAGCAGCAGTTATCATATTCAACAATGAGGCACTTGCCGCTGGATGGAAAGAAGGAGTGACAGCTTTTAATGGAGACGGGGATGCATATTCTCGAATGTTCCTATTGCAAAAGGTTGCCCCAGGCTTTACGGGCATCATGGTTAATACGGCTGAAGATTCTAGTCCCTTGATGGACATTTTCAAAGAATTTAACGAACAGCCACAAAAGTAATTTATTTCAAACAAAAAGAAAGACAGATAAATGTTGAATAACTTAAAGAAGTATGGACTCCCGGTTTTGTTGCTTGCAGTAGTGGTTGGGGTTAGCGTGTTGTTCGTCCAGTGGACAATCAACAGAGTTTATGTTCCAGAGGGATGTAGCATGGTATTGCGGTACAAAGGTCCGTTGCCATTCGTCCCAGGAAAAAGAAGGTATGCCAAAGAAGGTCACTTCGCAGTAGTTGACAAAGATGGACATCAAGAGATTGGAATCCTTGCAGACCTAAAAGGACCAGGGCGACATTTTTATTGTCCAATCTGGTGGGAAAGAACAATTTTTGATCATGAAGGATTGGGAAGAGGCGATAACCCAAGTGATACGAATGTAATGCTTGTTCGACCAGGACAGGTTGCAGTTGTTCGATCTGCTGTAGGAGATGACCTTCCAGAAGGAGAGTATCTTGTTGATGGCGAATTGGGAGAAACTAACAATAAAGGAATCCTGCGAAAAGTTTACGGACCAGGAATCTATCGAGCGCATCCTTACGCTTATCAGTTCACAATTGTTGGAGAAGAGGTAGAAGATAAGGGCGGACAAGTTAAGCATTCTGGTTGGGTCGAAATTCCAACTGGATATGTTGGAGTTGTTACAAATAAAGCGAATATTCCAGCAAAGAAGCTCACAAAGGGAATTCAAAAAAATGTCCTCCCACCAGGATTGTATCCAATCAATGGAAAAGAACAGGAAATTGATATTGTCGAAATTGGCTATCGAGAAACGACCGTTCGGGTAGTCAACAAAACAGATAAAGCTGGAAAAGTTTTGAAGTCGGATTCAGGAGAACCATTGATTGCTGATGGATCATCTGGAATTGACTTTCCAAGTAGCGATGGATTTGAAATCTACATGGACTTCACTGCAATTTGGGGAGTTATGCCAGACCAAGCAGCGTCTATTATTAGCCGATTTGGAAATGTCGATGCAATTGAAAATAGAGTGATACTTCCTCAAATCGAGAGTATCGGAAGAAATAAAGGATCTTCATATTCGGCAAAGCAATTGTTGGTAGGAACGGATCGAGCGGTTTTCCAAAAAAGTATTTCCGATAAATTTAGGACAGTTTTGGAAGGGAAAAGCTTGACGTTAAGCGAAGGGTTGGTAAGGGCTGTTTATATCCCACAAGAGGTGCTGAAGCCAATCCAAGATAAGTATGTCGCTGACGAAAATAAAATTACTCGCGAACAGCAGCAAGAAACTGCGTTAGAAGAAGCGAAACTACGCGATGCAGAGCAAGAGGTTGCTTTAGAACGTCAAGTTGTTGAGTCTCAAACTGATGTGTTGGTTGGAGATGAGTTAGCTGCTGGCGATAAGGAAGTGGGAGAAATTCAAGCCGACACCAGAAAGCTGGTTGCCGAAATTGATAAGAAAACAGCGATGCTTGAGGCTCAAGCTGAAATTTTACTTGGACAAGCATCGGCAGACGCTAAAAAAATGAAAGCTGAAGCTGAGGCTGGGAAGTTCAAACTAGCTGTCGCGGCGTTTGGATCACCACTAGCTTACAATAAGTACATCTTTGCCTCGCAACTGCCAGAGAGTGTAAAGTTGAACTTCATGTATGCTGGAGAAGGAACTTTGTGGACGGATTTGAATAAGGCTGGAAAAGGAATTCAACCTACAATTCCTTTGCGACAAGCGCCTGAAAACAAATAGTTCCTAGTGGCAAAATTAACGCCCTTCGGGGCGTTAATTTTTACGCCCCGATACAATGCAAGTGTGTTATGAGACTTATTTATTCGAATAAATTCAAAGTTGTTGTAGAGCAGCCTCCGTCTTGTAGGTCTGTTAAAATAGTTTCAAATAGGTTTAATTTGAATCGTAATTTTTTTCTTTCTTTTCCATATGTGGTATATGCGTTAGACAAAAAAGACTTTATACTTCAGGTTGGATTTCGAAATAAGCCAACAAATAAAAAGGATTTTGAAGATGGAGGAATTTATCTTCCTCCCCTTCCAAATGTTTACTCTGATGATTTAGAGACTTGTTTGGGAGACAATGTTCCAGAGAGTGCAAAAGAAGAAAAGTGGGACATTAGAAAAATGATAAGTGTGTTTTGGCAATCTACGTTTATTGAAGATGAGGAGTCGTGGGTTTCAGTCGATTCATGTTACTCTTCTTTTTCTAAGGTTGCAAGAAAGCAAGCTATACATCCACGGTTTAAGGATACGCCATCTGAGGGCGGATATTACATCTGGGAAGCCTTGTCTAAGAAAGATCCTAACTTTGTGCTAAAGATGGATTGGCCAAAGCCTCGTGCTTATAGCAGGGATTCCGCAAAAGTTGAGTCTGTGATTGATTTTACATTTGTGGATTTGAATGGAAATCAAAATGAATGGGTTAATTAAATGTCAAGAGTAAAAGACTTTTTGTTTGGGACGCCAGTGAACGTAATAGAGGTAAAGTCGCCAGATTCACTGATGGGACGCAGTGACAAGTGTAATATTTTCCCTATTGTCTTTTTGGGTGGGGGAATTTCTGGAACGGAAGATTGGCAAGCGGGATTTTCGGAAAGAATTTCTGATGTTGATATTACAGTGATAAACCCAAGACAGGAAGTGTATGTGGAGGGAGAACAGAGCGCAATGGACCAAGTTAGATGGGAATACAACCATTTTAAGGTTGTCGAGCGTGCTGAAGGCTTGTTCTTTTTTTGGTTCCCTCCAGAAACATTGTGTCCTATAACTTTGTTTGAACTTGGAAAATTTATTCGACAAGATCATTTGATTGTTGGTTGCGACCCTGGATACAAAAGAAGATTCGATGTAAAAGAACAATTGAAATTAGAGCGACCAGACGTTACCGTTTTTGATTCATTGGATGCAATGGAAGACGGAGTAAGAAGATGGGCGTTAAAGTGATTTTTTTTGTTTACAAACATTGAAATGTGAAGTATAATCAATTACAAGACTTAAAGACCTAGTTTAGGATGAAAAATGTCAACTGCAAAAAATAGAAGAAAAGTGGCGCATAAAATTTCTAGGGGAGTTGAGAAATTCCTTGAGGAAAACAAGGATTCGACAGAGCCAGCCAAGGTAGCTGTCCACACTGCTGTGGAAGGAACTTTGAAAAGCTTGCAGGGCAATATCGGCGCTGATCTTGACGCAGTGGCAAGAGAGCAGAGTATTGCATTGGCGAAAACTTTGCAAAAATCACTTTTTCAATTGGCTAACGACACTTGGTTCGACCATGACAAGGGAGATATGATGATAGTGCCAGAAGGCACTAGATTTGTACATCGTCAAGGAACAACTGTTTACATCGCAATTGAAGAAAAGCCTCAAGTTAGAAGTATTAGATACGAAAAAGGAAATAGAACCTATAATTACAGGGTTGCTTTGCCTTATTGTATCTTTATTTTCCCCGTTGGGACTTTTGTTGATGATAACGGAAATCCACGTTACAACCTGAATCAAGGAAAGTTGGCATTTTCGAAACAGCCACTTACATCTCTTGATCAGGAGGTGTATTGTCCGTGCCTTCCTAACATCAATACAGAAGATAGAGAATTGAAGATTTGCATGGGTGGAGCGTTTAACTTCAATGTAAATGAAACTCTGTGCGAACAAATAAGACTTTACATAACTCACTTCTGGGGCGCTCCATTCGGAACAGATTGGGCACATGAATTTGAAAGAATGGGCGGAAAAGACAGAAGGTTTGCAAATTTCAACAGATGGCAAACTGCATCGGAAGAAAATCCGTTGTTTGTTTTGGAAGATGAAATCGAATATAGATCTGCCGGAACATTTGGAAAGTTGGTGCTGGAGAACATTACTGACAGCAGCGATATTAACGTTCCGTTGCGTAAGATTGTAAAAACTGCTGTTGACAGTCTTGGTCAAGATGTGATCAGAACATTGAGACAGGCTGACTTGCTGAAAAACTTTGACGCCAAGACGGTTGACAAGTGTGTGTATGAGTTGATGTGTAAGTGTGTTCGTGATTGCGTTGATTCTGTTACAGATGATTTGGTTGTTGAAGACAGAGAAGAATTCAACAGTTCCAGAGATAGCCTTGAGGACGACTTGACCGACCTTCTTGTCACTCTTGAGAAAAGAGTAACCAAAGAAAAAGGTGAATCGTCTGGTTATTGGGGAAAAATTTAATCATTTCATTTGTCAATTGTACGATTCTTAAGTATAATGGTTATAACGACGAACGAAAAGAAAAGTTGATGACGGAAAAATTTGGTAATTTTTCACTTACCAAATCAAAGTTTACGAAGTATAATCTCTAGTAGAAGTTAAAACATTTTCGAGTTTGGGAGAAAAAGATGAGTTTGACATTTCCTATCTACGTTGCTGAAAAAGGCAAGAAGTTGCCTGCAAAGGGAACGTATTATGTTGTGGGTCGCACAAGAAATTACTTGCATAAAGACACTGGACTTGTGCGTGCATTGGTTGAAGTTGATTCTATCGGTGCTTTGCAAGACATTGAGCCATACGTTCAATTGTTGCTTCCAAAGCTTCCGCCAGACATTTTGTATCGTGCATGGAAGTTTTTCAATGCGGCATACAATAAGTTTAAGTCGGAATCTGCCGTAGTGATTCACTACAACAAAGATGATGGAGAATACTATCTCCATTGCCCAGAGCAAACAGTTAGTCATGGAAGTGTCAACTATGATCTGGATGATCGTTTTGAAAACTATCAATTGGTAGGAACGATCCACAGTCACGCAGATTTCAATGCGTTCCACAGTGGAACAGACATTGATGATGAAGTCGATCAGGATGGAGTTCACATCACACTCGGTCATGTGGATGGCAAATATTTTTCGGCTTCCGCTTGTTTGGTTGTGAATGGGACTCGTTTTGAAACGGCATTGGAGAACACTGGTCTTGGTGTTCGCAGAGTTACGATGAAAGATGGTGATCCAAATATTTCGGCTGGACGTGCCGACCGATACATGGTGTCATTGAGCGATGAGGAAAAAGCCGCTGTTGATGCCGCTTATGATCAAGAGATCAAGGATTGGGTTAAGGATAAGGTGTCTGGGAGACAAACTGGGTTCAACAGAGGTTCCGTTGTAAGTTACCCAAGCACAACCCCTGCCAGCAATGGCAATAGTAGTGGTGTTTCTTCGACTTCGACTCGAAATGAGAGCACTTTTGTTCATCGTCTCGATCCAAAGGGGTCTGGTCGCAAGGGTTGGTTCAACCAAAATGGCGATGAATTGAATCCTTCCGATAATGAAACTTCTGCGGAAAAGCCAGAAAACGAAACTTCTGAGCAACCAGAAAACTGGGACGCTGAGGCGGTTTTGGCAGAGAATGATTTGCTTGAAGGTGCCGAACTGCCTAAAGCTGACGACGATGTTGTCGATTTGACTATTGCTGATGATTCTTCGGAAGAATCTTCGGACGATGTTCCTGCTGGTGTTGCGGATCATCTTGACGAAAAAGAAGAGCCCACGATTGGGCAGAAGGACAGTTAAGTGATTAATAAATTAGAATGCCCCGAAATTAACAGCATCAGAGTTATTGGTGTTGGAGGGATTGGACTTAGCCTCCTACCTTCTCTTTGCCGGTATTTGAACTACCACCCAGAGATTGATGATGTTGACGTGTTTCTGATTGATGGCGACGAATACGAAGCTCGCAATCAGAGTCGTCAAGCATTTCAAGAGATGGGGAACAAGGCTGAAGTTACAAGAAGACAGTATGAGACGGAGTTTCAAAATCTTTTTTTCAATGCTGTTCAGGAATATTTGACAGAAGACAATATTGGGTATCACGTTCGTGAAGGAGATATTATCTTTTGTTGTGTTGACAATCATTCCACAAGAAAGCTTGTTATTGAAGAGTGTCAAAACTTGGAAAATATGATCTTGATTTCTGGTGGAAACGATTTGTACGACGGAAATGTTTCCATCTACATTCGAGTTGATGGCGAAGATGTTACCAAGTCTCCAATCGAAGTATACCCTGAAATTGCGTCACCTCCAGAAGGAGACGAAAATCCAGGTGATGTCGATGAAGAGAGAGAAGGTGGTTGTGCAAACGAAGTTGAGTCAACACCTCAGATTTTGTTCGCCAACAACATGGCGGCAGCTATGATGGGAAATGCTTTCTATCAAGTGGTTGAAGGCAAGCATGGTAATCGCGGAGATTGGTACTTTGACATTAATACCAACGCTACCCGTCAAAACGAAAGAGCTATGCCAAACGAAGCTCAAAAAATTAATTGAGAATCTATTTAACATTTAGCATTATATGAAGTATAATGTAGTATAAGACAGTTTACTGTGTGTCGCCCATAACGGGCAATCGCCCACAACGGGCAAATTTTTTAACCTTCGGAGGTTTTTAGGATGAGTGACCAAGAACAACGGCCACAAGACGACGCAAATGCTCAGCGTCCAGCAGATGAGCAAAATCAGAACCAAGCTGGTGACGCAGATGCAGCCGCAGATGCGGGCGATGCCGACAAAAGCAGCGATGCTGCTGGTTCTGTCACGGTTATTCATGGTGCGAATAACCAAAAGTTTGACAACCTTGCTGGCTCGACGGTCGGTGACGTTCGTGACACTTTGACTGACGTTTTCAACATTCCACAGGACGCACAAGCGTTGGTGAATGGCGAGAATGCTGGCGGAAACTATCGTCTCCGTCCAGAGGACACACTTGAGTTCATTCGCCAAGCAGGAGTCAAGGGTTAAACCTTGACATCTTTGGCAGTGAAATCAGGGTGTAGCATCCCTTCCAAAATCGCCCCTGCCACATGGTGGGGGCGATTTTTTTTTATGTGTAAAGGAAATAATAATGAATATGAAAAAGCCTAAGAAACCAAAGAGAGTGCATGGCAAGAACTATCTTGATCAAAAGGATCGTCATAAAGCGCAGAACTTGATGATGGAACCTTCCACGGCAAAGATAGAGCCTCATGTAAATAGATGGACTCCAAAGAACCCTGTCTGGGCAACTGTGTATGTTGGAAATGATTTTGTTCGTATTGAAGAACTGGAATCAATTGACAGTGTGGCAGGAAGAGTGTATGAAATTGTTGCAAAAAATGGAGTTGTTGGTGGAAAGTCGTGTTCATGGCATGACACATTTTTGCATTTGTATTTGGAAGATCCAAATGAATCGGCAAGTTTTTCAGACAAAAAATGCACTTTTTGTCTTGACCAATATGGACATGTTTGCATTCGAGGTATCGGCGGAATTTTAACCCCATACTCAGAGTGGAGAGAGGCAAATGCATCACTCAATTCTTGATGAATTATGCACAGATCATTATGAAGTGCGTTGGATGTGTGGTACGGACAATACAAGTGCGTTTCATGACTCTCTAAAGAAAGATGGGCTTGTGCTTCTGTTGTCAGCCATGTATGATTGTGGAGAAGTTGAGGATGGAGAGATACAAGAGTTTGTTGACAGGCTTTTGTCTGCTCACTATGAAAAAGGCGTCTTCTTTCCATTTGATACAGCCCTCTCAGCAATATGTGTGGCGATGGAGGATAAGAGAACACCATTCGCAAATCAGTTTCTAAAAAGTTTGTTGTCAGTTTTTGGAGGCACATGCGTAGAGTTTTTGAAGACAAGTAGAATGTCAAAAATGTGTTTTGAGATAAACGAAAAAAGTTAGGAATAAAAAATGTCTAAAGATTATTGGTCTGGCGAGTTTGTTGATCTGTTAAACGATGGAGTCGCTGAGGACAAAAAAGAACAGTCTTCTATTCCGCAAGTTGAAAACATAGATGAAATTGTGGAGAATGGAAAAGACAGTCTCATGCGAGAGTTTGAAAAGTTGGCTTTACTGACAGCTTCTAATCTTCATAAGGGCGTTTTGTCAGATGCAGATGTTGATGTTGGAAAGTTAATGAGACAGTTTGAGAGCGACCTTGCAAACAGAATGTCAAGAACACTGTTAAGTGTGCAAGCAAGTCCCATGCCTCCTGGCACACGTTTCGCTTTGCCGTTTGGCAATTCCATTGTTTACGTAATTGAGCATGAGCCATGTGTTCGTTCCATCTATCATAGCCAAGGAATAAACGGTAAAGCATCCTTAGCGTTTCCATATATGGTTTTTGGGACGTTGGTGGACAAAAATAGAATACCAGGGCATCTACACATTGGATGCTCTAACAAGTCTCTCTCAAGCCTTGATGATCGTCTTGAACGAATTCACCTTTCTAACATTTATCAGAGTTTTAACAAGATGGGGGTTTGCGATTCTTCCATTAGTGGTGGCTCGGCTGCAAAAAAGGGGTCAACGGTTGCAGAAAAGGTAGAGGCAGTGATAACACAGTTCTGGGCTTCTCAATGGAACGGAGCAGGAATGACAAGTGAGTGCAAGGATTCGAAAGTTACCACTATTGCCAGTTGGGAGAAGAATACAAAAAAAGATCCAATGTTTTCATTGAAGGTAAAGTGGCAGTCCGCTGGCATTAATGTTCGTCAATTTGCTGAAGGTCTTGCTGGATCAAAGATAGATGAAGAAAAGAAAAGCCATGCTCGATTGGACACTGATTTCAGAGGTCTTGGAAGAGAGTTGGTTGGCAATGTCACAAATGCTCTAAATTTGCGTTTGGAAGAACAGGGGATTACATTCCGTGATGAATAATGAATACAATGACAACACATTTTCAATGAAAAGGCTTTTGAACACGTATAAAGAGTTGCATGGACTTAATGTAAGTGAAACTGGTCCTGTAACTAAAGAAAACGTTTTCGTTGGCGCAAGAGTGGCGAGCGCCCCTGATTGGATTTATGGGGATCAAAATAGATACGATCACCAGGGCCGTCCAGTGGCGGTAACGCCTGGAATGAGCCTTGCTGGAACTGTTGTCTCAGCAGATAAGTATACTACGCATGGTGTTTGTGTCGAGTGGGACACTGGCTACAAAGATGTCTACAGACATATAGATCTAGTTTTTTTTGAAAGTTAAAAAATGTCTGGGAACACAAACTCTCTTGCAAATCTTATTGGTAGATGGTCAAAGTTGTATGAATGTGAATTGTCTCTAGGTCCTGTAACTAAAGAAAATGTGTTTTTTGGCGCAAGAGTTGTAAGAGGCCCTGATTGGATATATGGTAATCAAGACAGAGAAGGAAACTATGGATATGAATATGCGCATCAAGACGATGATTGTAAATATATTGGAACTATTGTAGGAGGTCCAGACATGGATGGATATGCGTTGGTCATATGGGATACTGGTTGTCAAGACTACTATAGAATTGAAGATTGGCAAGATTTATTGTTTGCTTGAAAGTTAAAAAAATGAATGAAGAAACAAATTCTCTTGCAAATCTTATTGATAGATGGTCAAAGTTGTATGAATGTGAAATTGATGTAATTGCAACAGTTGACAATATTTACATTGGCGCAAAAGTGTGGAAAGGTCCTACTTGGGGATGGTGGGTCGAAGCTGACGAACAAGTTTTCGGAAAAGAACAAGAAGGAGAAGGAGCAGGAGTGGGAATTGTTCGCTCCATGCCAAGAAAAATTAACGGTCAAATGTATGTCAATGTCGAATGGGAAAGTGGCGTTAGTAATGCATATTCAATAAGTCCAGAACAAGATCTCGTGTTGATTATATGATTGTTCCAAAATCTATTAAATGTGTTTTTGAATCGTGGATAGAATTGAATGGCATTACATACAATTCTCGCATTTATGAACAAAGAAAATGCTGTAGAGCAGTAAGTGAATGCGTTAGGCAATGGGATGTGTATTGTGGTGGTAATTTATTTTTGAATAATAAAAATGTATTTGTTGGAGCAAAAGTTCAAGATTTGTGTGGAGCCCATCGCCAATACGATGGCGAAATTGGAACGGTAATAGATGTTAGTAAAGTTTCCTATCCAGAGTGGCCGCAAGCACACATGGATGTTGTGATTCAATTTGATGGAGTTAAAATGTCTGGGTTTTATTATTACGAAGATTATGTATTTGTTGATTGAATTATGAATAAAAATAACGACAACACTTTTGTGATGGAACGTCTTGTGGATGTGTGGGGAGAGTTAAATGGATGCGTAATTGAAGACGAAGTTGTTACAAAAGAAAATGCATTTGTAGGGGCAAGAGTCGCAAAGGGTCCAGACTGGGATTGGGGAGATCAAAACATTAATCCAAGAAGTGGGTTAGAAATGTATGGGAAAATTTTACGGTTGGACTCCGAAGATGAGTTCAACGAATATTGGGTGCAAGTCGAGTGGGAGAATGGAAGGGGAGACTCCTACAGAGTATATCCACAACGAGAGTTGGTGTTCGCATGAACAGACATAACGACAACACTTTTGTGATGGAACGTCTTGTGGATGTGTGGGGAGAGTTGTATGATTGTTCAATTAGACCGAAAGGTGTAATTACAAAAGAAAATGCATATGTCGGAGCAAAAGTAATGAGAGGACCAGATTGGGGAGAATTATATGATTGTTCAATTCTATCACCAGAAGAATTGACGTGGACATGGAATGAATACGTTGAAGCGTTATCAAGAAAAAAACAACCAGTTTCATACGACGATATGCGAAATGTTGGCGATAATGAACTGTTGCATATTAGGAGAATGAAATGAATATACTTGAAGAAGCATTGAAAAATTTAGACGGAGACTTTAGTTCAAATGATCTCTTCGAAGAAATTAAAAAAGTTAGAGCAAATCGTTATTATCATGGATGGGGAAACGACGCCTCGACAGTGGGTTGCGATTGGCTCTCTGTAATAGAAGATTTATGTAACACTCTTATAGATGGACGACAATAATGGCTAAAAGAAATCCACTAGACAAAGCGTTTAATCTCGCTAAACGTAGAAAACAACCTAAAATTGGACTCGTTGTAAGTAAAATTATAAACGCCCAAGCTGCAAAAAGGTTGTCTGACGGAGAATCTGTAGATGATGCGAAAAATGACTTCGAAGAATTGACTAAAACAATTAGTCAAGACATTGTAGAAGTTCTAAGAAAAAAAGGAATAGAGTGATGCAACTCGAAAATCAAGACGTTGATAGACAGACCGCATATCGCGCATATATGGCTTCCAGAAGATTGAAAAAAGAAAATGTTTGGGTGGCTAAAGTGGATGTTGCAAGTAAAAGTTATTGGATTGGGCAAATTGATAAAAGAAGCTTTTTCTGTTGTCCAGCATCAAAGTTTGTGGTAAAACAAGACATGTTGGATTACATGAATGAAAAATTAAAGCTACAGCCTTTCGAGGGATAATGATTACTACAGCAATTGTTTTGTATTGTTTGGTGTGCTGGGGTGCAGTGATCTGTTCATTGTATAGTGGAAGATATAATCCAAAGCATGGAGACGAAGAAATGGATACGGCATTTGTGATTCTTATGCCTATTTTGGCTCCAATTGGACTTATAACAATGGCGGTGGTTGGAGTTTTTATTGGAGTTGGATATTTTATTCGTATGTTGCCATTCGGAAAGCAAATAGCCAAGACAATGATGACAATATATAAATGTGGGGAAAGAAAACGCAATCCTGGCAACATAGTTCCAATACCAGATCTCCCACGCAACCTGTTCGTACCAGATCTCCCACGCAACCTGTTCAATCCAAACCCTGGCTTGCTGCCAATAGAGCATCCTGATGCTGAGGCGATAAATCTCGACAACGATAATATCCCTGGTAATATAAGATTTTGAAAATATCTGTCAGATAATCAATTCTCAATCAACATACGAATAACGAAAAGAAAAATTCATAAACGGTTAACAATTGACCATTTTTGAAGTA